TATACTTATAACTAAATTATTTATAATAAAATATTAAAAAATAAATAAATAAATTAAATATTTATACCAAATATTAAAGTTTCCTTAGAATTATGAGTCTACTAAAATTATCAGATTTTCCAGATATACGTAAATATCGAGTAAATAGTCAAATCAACGACGATGATTTGCTAGAAGTTAGTATTAATACTAATGGTGGATTGTATTCATCATATAGTTTATCTATGGGTTATATTAAAAATGGTATTTTCCAAACTGCTGATACGATTACCTCACAACAAATTTTTGATATTAATTATAGCAGTTGTGTCGAAACTCCAAAATTGGCTGAAATATGGGATGACGATATTTTTGTCGGTCCCATATATTCATCTTGGCCGCTGTTTATAGACTCAACTAAGGATATTCCTAGTTTAAATCGGTCTGCTCCTAATTGGGTAAATAAAGCCTATATAAATGAATATCATACGCCTTTAAGTTCATTATATCCTGATTTTTGGACTAAACTAATAAATCTTGTCTCAACTAGTGGTATTTCGTATGAATATTGTACATCAGATTTAGAATCTACATATCTTTCATCAAATTATATGCAAGACGTAAATAATTATGGTCATACTGGAAGATTTTTAATAGATTTACGTGGATATGTCGCATTACCGATACTAAATGATAGCTTTTTAGGTGTACCATCAGCATCTTCTTTAATATTTTCTTCAAAAGATGATAATTTTCCAGAACATCATCACCATTTATCTTATACAACAAATGTTTCTGGTAATTCAGAATGGATTCGTAGATTATATAGATATGGTAATTATTATAATGGGTATTATTATGGACCTGGTATTTTACATAGACCATGGGATCCTGAAGATCCAGAATTTTATTCACCTTATGAATTATTACAACGCCCGACTATTTTAGGAAATATTTCAACTAATTGGAATATATTTCAACATCACTGGGTTACTTCGAGTATAAGTATGACAGCGGGTATTTCAGATTTTGATGAGGAACTTCCTGATGAAACAGCTCCTAAAAATATATCGGTAAGTATGTATATGGTGATCGCTAATAATTTAGATACTAACATTTTTACTGCAATAAATAATACAGATATTGATACTATACCTATTGGAACAATTCAGGGCTTTGCATTATCTGGTATACCTGATAACACTTGGTTAATTGGTAATGGACAAACTGTTAATACTATAGACTATCCTGTTTTAGCATATATGCTCGGTGAAACAGGCGAAACTTTTAATATTCCAAATATTATTGATAAATATTTAACAAGCGACGCTAGTACAGAAAGTATAGAAATTTCTACAAATATTGATCAATTAATTAAACATCGTCATGGTAATGGAAGATCTAGTTCAGATGATCATCATTATTATTTTATTAATAGAAATTGGACATCGGACTTCTCATATTATATGAGATATGATACATTTGATTATTATGATAAGTACATAGCAAGTTCTAATTCTGGTAATATGTATACATCATATAATATTAATAATATAGATATAGCAGGTTTATACTTTTTAGATACTGCTTATATTTTACCATGTATAAAGGCGAAATAAAATATGTCAAAAATTAGTATAGCTGATTTAACTAATATACCAAGTATAAACAAAAATGCATATATCGAGTTATATGTCAATATGAGTACTAGTAATAATGTTTCTACAAACATTACGTATCAGGAACTAAAAAGTTATTTAGAAGATATTTATACGGGCACATCACATAATATATTAGATATATTTTTTAAAGCATCTTATGAAAAAACTTTTGAAAATGGCGCATGGCCATTATATGCTGATGATTTATCTAAACCCAATTGGGTTAATAATGGTAATCCTATAGAACATACATTTTCATTTGATTATATAGTAGGTTTAAAAACACAAGGCTTAATAAAAGCCCAATATGTAAATAGTACTGACAATGAGGAAATAAACAGAAGTACATATATGTTAGAATTAAACACATATGGATATACTTCTTCATTTTTAATAGATGTAAATAGAAAAGTTATAGCTGCTCCTATTTTAAATTCTTCTTATATTAGAAGCGTAACAAATACAGATACATTAAATACTTTATCATTTGGAGTAATTCAAAAAAACGTTTTAAAGGCGCATACACATTTATATAATTTGTCTAATTATTTCTCATATTATGGAAATAGATGGTGGTGGCATAGATATGATGTATATGGATTAGGATATATGCCCTATTATACATACGGTACTAGATGGGGTTGGGGTTGGAAATATTTACCTAAAGTTAATACAATATCAATTCTAACAAATTATAAAAATATTAGATCTTCATATATGTATAATAGATATTTTTTATATAAACCTGTTAATGAGCCCGTATATGTTACATCTGATAAAACTTTTAGCACTGAAGGAATTGGTGATATAAACTATCCTAAAACTATTGAGTTTATTCCATATATACAGATTTTATCCAAAATTTCTGATACAACTCAATCTGTTTATAATGCTAATACTAATAATATAATACAAGATTATATAAAAAAATTAGGGGTTTTACCTATTGGTACTATTATAAGTTTACCCAAAAGCCTAAATACATCTAAAATTATAGGTTTTAGTGATAGTTGGGTGGTACATGATGATTATTATATAAAAGGTGCAAACAGTGATATAGATGCTGGAACTACTGTAAATTATTATAATACTCCAATAGAAAATAATAATATATATAAATTTTTCGATCATTATCATGGTTCAGGTTCAGGTTTATATGCTATTATATCTAATTGGAATAGTCCATCTCCGACGGATGGTTTATCCTATATCACAAAGATAACATGTGCAAGTTCAGCAAAGGCAGATGGAACTTTATATTGTAAACAAGGAAATAGAGCAACAAGTAATATTATTTCAAATTATCCAACAGCTTCCAATTTTTCTTATGTTCCACCTTCATACAATATTACGTTCTATAAAAAAATAAAATAAGTTATGAGTATTACAAATTTAACAACATCAAAATTACAAAATGTATCTATTGTATCACCAGGTGGTATATTAGATACTTCTACATATTTTCAATTATATTTGAAAGATATATATGTCAACGTTAAAGCTTCAATATACGATTTGAAACAATATGTATTTTCTGCATCTACTACTAAAAGTCTAAATATAAAATACAATCTTTTTGATATTTATTATACTGCATGTAATAAAGTAAATGTGGATGAAGCGTGGCCATTAGTTATAGACAATAGTATATCACCATTAAATATAAAAAACGTAACGGCTCCAAATTGGATAAATAACGCATACATTTCTACTATACATGAAAAAATTTCTTCAACATACCCCTCATTTTGGGCAAAACTTTTAGAATTAATAGAAAAAAATGCAATATCATATGAGTTGATAGATAATAATAATCCAAATGCAATTAATGATTCTCAATATATGGTTGAGTACAGTCGATATGGATATACTGGAAAATTTTTAATCGATTTAGCTAATAGTTTTGTTGCAGCACCGATAGTAAACAATTTATTTATGCGATGCGCAAATAGTGTGGATAATATAGGTGTTACCGTATCTGATACTATAAAAAATCATTTACATCCAACGCCTTATACTTTAGCTCAACAAACTGGACATCATACATATTCATTAGCAGCAAGTGCACTTCCGTTTTCAGATACAAATACCGCCGTCTATACTCTTTCTGCACAAGAACAGGAATCTTCAGAACCAGATATTACAACTGGAGATGAGACGTATCCTAACAATATAGCGTATGTGCCAGTATTGGTCATTAAATCTGATATATCACCTGTAATTATAAATATTAAAGATAAATTTAATAAAAATTCAAACATTCCAATTGGTAGTATTTTTCCATATACAAATAAGACTTTAAATAATAAATCTTTTTTGATATGTGACGGTTCTTATTATAGAATTTCAGACTATCAGGAGTTATTTAATAAAATAGGTCATACTTTTTCTGATCCTTCATATGGTTGGAATAAGCTAGAAGATACCAATATATATTTCAGAGTTCCGGACTTTAGAAATAAATATATAAGTTATACTAATGATTCTAAAAAATTATTAAAATATATTAAAAGTAATATAAATACAGATTTAGGTAAAAAATTATTAAAACATTATCATGGTGTTGGTGAACAGATTTGTAAAGAGGATAGATATCATGGATATTATTATTCTTCAACATATTGGTCAACACCCGATATCGCCTATAATTTTACCAGTGTTAAAACACATTCAGGACATGGTTATAATAGATATGGCTTTGCAGATAGGGGTGCAATATCGACAACCGAAGGTATAGCTGTAGATACTACATCTAACAATTCTATTAAAAGTTTAGACACTTCTCATAGTAAATATCATTATATTATAAAAGCAAAATAAAATCATATTTTAATAAATAAAATAAAATATAGAAATAAATTTAGGAAAAAATATGGCAACATTAAGAACAATTAATCACCCAGCTGTAGAAATAAAAGAATACGATCAATCTTTATATACACCTCTTGCAGGTGGAACTACATCATTACTTATGGGATTTGCCTCAAAGGGTGAAGATAATACACCTTATGAAGTAACTTCTAGAGAATCTTTATTAAATTATTATGGTCAGCCTACTAATGAAGCCGAACGTTATTTTTATTATGGCGCTACTGATATATTAGTTAATAAAGGCAAATTAATAACAGCAAAACTTCCATATAATAATGAATCTGCTAATATGTTTAAAGTATCAGTTTATAATGTCGATACAGAAATTGATTTAACTGATGATACTAATGATGACGCTAAAAAAATAGTTACATCATACCGCTTAGCTGATTTATCTGGATTAACACCAGAAGATGATAGTATTGCAGGCGGATATGTGTATTTAGCTGATTTACCAGGGTATGATAAAGCTCTAAAAATTACCTCAGACGCTAATACTTTTACTTTAGCAACTAGTACTGTAGAGGAATATAGAGTAGGAACATCTGTTCCAACATCTGGCACATTTTGTATTATTGATAAAAATAAATCAGTTTTATCTAAAGATTTATATAATAACAATGATCAAGAAGTTTTAGGAATATTCCCAGTAATTACAACCGCTCTTAATGCATTACCTGTACAGAATATGTTAAATATAAGAGCCCCTAATGAAGCTCTTAATAATGTTACACCTCTTAATATTGGATATAACAGTATAAGTGGAATAACAACAGATGATTTAAGTCCTTCAGTATTAAATACATATGGATATGCTGTTCCATTAAATGAGTTAACTTATTTAAAAGAATCGCTATCTCGTAATTTAGCAAAAGCATTCCCAACTATTACATATAGTCAGAATACATCAGGTGAAACTATTTTAGATCCATCAAATATGAATAAGCTTATGATTTCTGTAATAGCTATGAAAATTGATCCTAATTATAATAATAAAATAACATTTGTTACATTGGAAAGTTTCGTAGGTTCACTAGATCCAGTATCTAAAAAAGATGATGGCACTTCTGATTATTTAGGAAATATTATAAATAGCAATTCAAATTATATTGAATTTTATGGTAGTATGCCTTCAGATAAATTGGCCGGTACTGATAGTTTTTATTTTGCAGATAATCTAAAATCTGTAAGTTTAGGCTTTACATTGGCTGAAACTATTAAAGATTTAAATGCCGGTGCTGTTTTACAGGGCATTGATACTATTTTAGATAAACTATCAAATTTAGATGAAATAGAGTTAGATATTATAGTTGACGCTGGTTTAAGTAATATTTTACAATATATTTCAGATAAAGGTTTTGGCACAAGTGGTGATATTTATTATGATCCAGAGGGTGCAAACGGTACATTTACAATAACTGATACTATATCTACATCTGGTTTAACAGGTGAGGGTGGATTTGAAGAAATAATATTAGCAGGTCCTACTTCATATGCTTGGACTAATAGAATTAATTCTTCTGAGAATACCGAATTATGGAGAACTGTTATTTCTAAATATGTTGATTTTTGTAGTAAAACACGTAAAGACTGTATATTCTATGCTGATGGTTTAAGAACATTAGCCCTAGAAGGTAAAAATAAAATAGTTAGAAACGGTGTGACACCTACAATTGATTTTGATATTTTACCAAGATTAAAATTTTTAACAGGTATCAATAATAACTACGGCGCAATGGATATTATCTGGGATAAACGTATAGATACGTTCACAGGTGTATCTTTCTGGTGCCCACCTTCTATTGCTAGAACAGTTTCAACAATATATACTGATAATAGTTTTAATTATTGGGAAGTTCCAGCGGGATTTACTAGAGGTGTTGTAAACGGAGCTGTTGATATAAGCTTTAATCCAAATGGTTCACAGGCTGATTCTATTTATAGTAAAGCATTTAACTATATGCAGAAATATCCGCTTGATGGTATAATCCTAGAAGGTCAAAAAACCCTTCAAACAAAACCTTCAGCGTTTGATAGAATTAACGTACGTAGATTATTCTTAAAATTAGAAAGATTATGTCGCCGTACATTAAGATGGTATATTTACGAATTGAATAACCTTCAACTTCGTAATCGTATATACGATCAATTGGATTCTATTTTAGCCCCAGTTAAAGTGGCCGGTGGTATTTATGATTATGCGATTAACTTGGAAGATGTCAATACAGCCTCTGTAATTGATAATAACGAGTTACGTTGTGTTATCATGATTAAACCTACTAAAGCCGCTGAATATATTATTGCAACATTTGTTGCATTATCAACGGGTATGTCATTCAGTGAAGTAAATTTAGCCCAAGTATCATAATATATAACATATTAAAAAATAAAACATATAGTTAAGGCTATATGTTTTATTTTTTCATATTTTTAATAAATAAAATAAAATAGATTTAGTTTATAACAAGGATAATAATATGGCAAGAGCACTAATTAATTTTATTAATAATTTACAAGGCGTAGGCGCGCGTGTATCAAATCAATGGGAACTTGATATAAGTACTGGATTTAGTGATATTGATGAAAAATTAAAAGATATTACAATGTATGCCGACGGTTTTCAAACACCCGAGCGTACTCAACATTATGGTGATGTTCATTTTAAAGGTTATCCTGCAAAAGTACCAACCCATATGATAATGCAACAAGAACATAATTTTAATGTTCGTTGCGATATTAACAATAATTCACATAAACTATTTTTAAAATGGCAAAATTATATCACCGATATGTCCATTACAAATGGTTCTTATTTAGGTGGTTTAAAACGTATACCTAAAACATCTTTTGTCCGTTTACATATGCTCGGTGAAGATATGAAAACCATTTTAATGACATATAGATTGGTTGGTGTAGGTGTATCAAAGGTTGGCCCAATGGAAATGAAGGCTGAAGGTGGAGCTGTTGTAATATTCCCAGTTAATTTAATTTCACAATATTGGGAAATAGAAAAAACTTCAGGCGATTTCCAAGAACAAAAATAAAGAGTAGTAATGGCGTTTAGCTTAACTAATATATCTCAAGGATCTATTGCAGATTCCGCTAAAGGTTTTTTATTAGATAATAAAATCGCAGGGGCTTTTGGATTAGGTTCTAATAATGATACATTTTCAAATTTTTTAACAAAATTTGGAACTAATTCTGTTTTTTTACCAGATAAAAAAACATTTTCTATTAGAACTCTTAACTTTTTTACAACGTCTATTACTTTTTATCCACATGTATCTAAAGTTTGTAATTTATTAGCAAAAGCACTAATGGATAAAGTACAAGATGATTTAAAATTTTTTATTCAAGGTATTGACATTCCTGCAATTACAGTTGCGCATGATGAACAAGAGGTAAGCACTGGCTTTTTAGCAGGAGCTATCGCCGGCCATATCATTAAACCACAATCTAGAACTTTTGATATAAAATTTTTAAATACTGAATTTTCATTGATTGACCATGTATTTTATTTTTGGTTAAAAGAAACTGTAAACAATGAATGGTGCTATCCATTAATTGATTCTAAAAACAAAACGTTAGATATTGAGGATACTGCTCCATTTACGAAGGCTGATATAACAATTACCTTTACTTCTATGAAAACTAATGAAGTATTACACTCTATAGTGTTAACAAATTGTTTTCCATATTTAATATCACAACCGCAACTAAATCAAGATTTGAAAAATGAAGCATTTGTTAGATCGGTATCTTTTCAATTTGATAATATTTATGTAGATTCTACTTTTATTGGAAGCAACTGGGAAGATAGATTAAAAGATGGTCTACTAGATGATATTTTTAACTCCTATATTGGAAATAATATTAAAAATACAATAAATATTGCAGAAAATAATATATCTAATGCCGTTATGGATAAAATTGGTTTTGTAACAAATAGACAATAAATAAAATAAAGTAAAAGTAAGGGTTATAGTATATGAAAAATGATGAATTGCGTGCACAGGAATTAACTATTCCTAGAAATACCATAGAAAAAACTATAGAAGTTCCTGTGGTTGAAAAAACCATAGCTCCTATAAAAAAAGAAGAGCCCATGGTTGAAAAACAAATTGAATATGATGATATATTAGATATATTAGATAAACAACTTAATACTTTTCCCAATAAAATATATATAAATTCATTAGATACATCACTTGTATTTAAAGAAGTTACGGTTAAAGAACAAAAAACTCTTACAAAATTAATTATAGAAAATGAAAATAATGACGCTGTATTATATGAAGCATCATTAGCAATGATAAGCTCTTTAATTATAAATAGACCATCTAATTTTAATATATTTTCTATTAATGAATTTGATAGAACCAAGTTGATGGTGGGTTTATATAAGCAGAATTTTATAGACGATAAAATAAATGTAAAATGTAAAAATACTGATTGTAATAAAGAATTTATTTATAATGTTGACTATGATAAAATTGTTAAAAAATTAGATGAATTTGATACATCTGACCAAATTTTTAAATATGATACTGAAAAACATTATATTGAAATAGTTTATAATTTTCCAAATGTAAATAGAGTAAAAAACTATTTAAAATGTTTAGTAGCAGATAGAACTTCTAAAAAAGAAGAAGTAAAAATAACACCTGTTGAATATTTAGATTTATTTATAAAGACTTGTAAGCTTGTTAATAAAGAAACACAAGATACTATAATGTTAGATTTAACTAAATACAGTATTAGACAAATAGAAACTATTTTAGAAAAACTTCCTCAAAGCGTGCTCTTCGATAAAGACCATGGGCTAATGACAGAAATTGCAAAAAACTGTCTCTTAAAATTAAAATCAGTACAAGAAACTATAAAGTGTCCAGAATGTGGTTCTGACATTATTATTGATATTGGAATAAATGATTTTTTCAAATAACGATACTTCCAAGGTTTAAAGCCTTTTATGCCGAACTTTTAGATTTTGAAGTATCGTATTTAATATATCATAGGCTAGATCTAATTAACAAATTTGATCATATGTCTATTTGTGATTATCAAACTTATATCAAACTTTTAATAAATAAAATAGAAGAAGTAAAAAATGCAAGTCCCAAGCAAGAAACTTCTAATATGTCGCAATTTATGTAAAGTTTAATATGGTTGAGAAAAAAATAAAAGCTGTTAGAACAAAAAACCAGTCATTTTCTAATAAAATGGATGCTACTGTTGTAGCTCTTAATATAGAAGATATATTGGTTAATTTTGTTCCAATTTATGAAGACAATATTAAAAATGTAAACAAGACATTAAAGAAAGTTACTGATATATTAAAAGATGAAGATACTGATCCAGATTTACAGACCGATGAAGCCAAGATAGAAGAAAAACAAGAAAAACAAGAAGAACAAAAATCATTTTTAAATATTATTGGAAAAAATATATCTAGTTCTTTAAAAACCTTTAAAGATTTTTCTCTAAAGGCTCTATCTAAAGGCTGGAGAATGGCTACTGATTTTATTGCCCAACAATATAAGAACTTACAGATATTGGTTGAACATGGATTTAAAATGTTGACTGGTATGTTAGACGAGGGATTAAAAACTGCACAAGAAACATTACCTTTACTTTTATCATGGATACCCTTTGGTGCTATTATTGGAAAAATTGTCGGTGGAGTTTTATTTGGAATCCCCCGAATTTTATTAAAAGTAATACCCAAAATTATAACAGGTTTATTTAACATTGGTGGTATTATTGGAAAATCCCTATTTATAGATTTACCTAAAAAAATAGGTGGAATTGTTACAGATTCTTTAACTACTCCATCCGGTCTACTTATGTGGGGATTAATTATTGGATTTATATTTAGAAAACATTTAGTGCAATTATTTAGAACCTATATTAAACCATTATGGGATGATTACGTTCAACCATATGTAGATAAAATATGGGGAAGTATTAAAGATTGGTTTGGAAAAGAAGAAAATATAAAATGGCTTAGATCATTTTTTCCAAAGGTGATGTTAGATTTTTATGATAGTATGAAAGCATGGTGGAATGATCCAGCAACACAATCATGGTGGGTTTCAATTAAAGAATTTATGAAAAATCCAATAGATACCTTTAATAAATGGTGGAGTGGTGATAAAGGCGCTGAAAAAACTTTATTTAGTAAAATAGGGACAGCAATATCTAATTTATGGAACTCTCCTGAAACATTGACTTGGCGTAATGAAATGTCAAAGTATATATGGGATAATCTTTATCCTGAATTGGTAAAATATACAAATTTAGCTATTGACTTAATATGGGAAACATTAAATCCATGGTCAACAACTAAAAAATTTAATAAAGATGTATCTTCAGCAAGAGACCTTATAGAAAAAGGTAATAAAATAGATGCATATAAAATACTTAATAATGCTATTACTGATATGGCAAAAAGTAATATGTCTGATGTATTAAAAGATACATTAACTAGACAGGCTGAATCATTATATGGCGATGAAAAAACAGCAATAGCTGAATTAAAAAAATTACGAGCAGATAATTTAGATAAACAAAAAAATAAAAAATACGAATATTCATGGGGTGAAGCTTTTGCTAGACAGGGTAGCGCGGGTATGACGGGTGGTCCAAATACTATTACACAATATACTCGAGATACACAAGATGCACGAAAAGATGAAGAATATAAAAAAGTAGATGCTAAACTTCAAAAAATGATTGAAAAACTAGAAGTAATAGAACAGAAAACAAAAGGTACACAAACACAATATTTTAATAATGTTAATGTTGCACCGCCTCCGCGTATTCCAACTATTATTAACTATGATCCTTCACCATATTCAAGATTTAAATTGGTAACACCTTAAGGAAAATATGTCAGTACTTTCAGATATTTTAGAAACACTCGGTAAAGAATATGATGTTGATTTAAGAGGTGAAGTTTCACCTTTTAGAAACCCTATTACACGTGGATCTTCAGAAAAAGATACATCTAATAGTAATTATTTTAATATTACTAGTTATAAATGGTACACTTCTGATTATAGACGAATGTTTGAACGTGATTATTATAATAAGATATATCAAAAAATAAAATATTTTCCAGCACCTAAAAAATATTCAAGCGGTCTTTTGGGGCAGGCGACAAAAGCTATAGATTCTTTAACTGATAATGTTACAAATTATGCAAAAGGCGTTATTGGAGAAGTTTCATCCGCAGTTTCATCTATTAAAAGTTTATTTTCAGATGATGAACAAAAAGATATATCAAAACAAATAGCTGTAAATTTTAAAACATATTTAAATTCATTTCAAAAAATTAAAGTATGGGAATTTAAGCCTGATGATATGTTAACACTTAAGTTAAATACGGTTACCTCATTTTTAAAAATAATTTCTACTGAAAATTCCGCATCAAAAACAGATTCTATTGATGAAAAATTTTTAGATTATATGAAAGATATTAAAGATGCTCTAGTGGAAACATTAAACAAAGAATTTAGAATAGATTTAAATCAAATTAAATCATTTACACCTAAACAAAGAATTGAGTTTGCTATAAAAATGTATAAAAATATAATATCTGGTTTTTATACGGGATATTATGAATTTCCTTTATTTGATGGTAATGGTAAAGATACGTATATAAATTCAACAGGTAATGACGGATGGACAACTCAATCTTTTATGGATAGATTTGCAGGTACAGGCGATTCTAGTCTTATCTCTAAAATGGCTGGTTTTTTTAAAAGTACAGCTGAAATGTTAGGTGTACAGGGTTTTGATATTGCATCTCGTCCTAAATGGTCAATAGAAAAAGGTGGAAATGTTTATAATGGATCAGCAGGAGTAGAAGTTAAATTTTGTTTATATAATAGCGATTTACATGCGTTTAAGGCAAATTGTAAATTAGTAAATGCTTTTGTTAGTGGTAATTTATGGTTACAGGATACATTTATTCAAAGAAGTTCTTCGCTATATACAGTAGAAATCCCGGGCCGTACATATTTAAGTACATGTACTGCAGATGTTGCGGTAAAGTATACTGGAAAAATTAGAAAATTACCGGTGAAAAATTTTGATATGTTACTTAATAGTACAAGTGATAAAGACACCGGCGAAAAAGTAAATATTTTTAGTAATACTGATAATATAAATAAACAAATATTATTAAATATCCCAGATATATATGAAGTTACTATAAAATTTACTTCATTGTTACCTAATAACTTTAATACATATATGATGAATATTTATAATATGGATGCAATATCTGTTGGACAGGAAATAAAATCATATTATGAAAAAGTCATAGAAAACTATAATGCTATAAGAGATGCCAGAGAACAACAAGAAGAAATAGATGAGCAAATTAGAACAATGAGTTAACCCTTTATAAATTAAAAATTAGAATGAAAATAACTGAATATAAAGATTATAGGAATTATATTACTAGATATGATTTAGCGAATATGTTTAATGTTTATCCTCAAACAGGTAAAGATTCGACATATTTACTTTATAATTTAAATAGGGGCCTTACTATAACGGGTATTGAAGATATACCCGTCGTATATCTAGATTATCATACAGTAAAAGACGGTGAAACATTAAATATTATTTCATATAAATGGTACGGAACTGTTTCATTATGGTGGGTAATTGCAAAAATAAATAATATCATGGATGCAACTCAGAAGTTAGCAGCTGGTCGTACATTATTTATTTTAAAACCTGATGCTGTAAATAATATATTAGGAGCGTTAAGTAATAGTTAATGAATATAGGGTTTATAAAGTATAAGGGTGAAACATATCACATATATATTAAAATGTTTTCACCGGATGATAAAACGGAAGTGTTATCGCTATTAACACAACATTTTGATATTTTGGTATGGGAAAATGTAATTCAATTAGAAATAATAAATACATTACATGATCATATTTTAACAGGAAAATTAATATATAGAGATGATGCACAGGCTGTTTTAAATTATTTTATGGAAAGACCTGTTGTATATTTAGATATAAGCTTGACAAAATTACAAAATAAAAATATTTCACCAGGTGAAATTGCATTACCTGAAAAGGAATTTTCACATAGATTTTTAGTAGAAAATATTAATAATATATCAACAAACCAAAATGAACAAATAATGGCAATGTCATTAATAAGTGATGATTTATGGTGTTTTACTGCAAATTTGAATTATTCGACTTTTACTAAAGCTTCTGTTGGCGGAGCAGTTACATCAGATTCAAAATATACAACTCTTATTGAGGAAAGCCCGATAAATATTTTAAGTGAGTTATATAAACAGGTGGGACTAACCCTTAATACAAATAAAGTAGAAACAAAAACCGCATGTAGATATGTTACAAATATTGGTGAGAATTTATTATCAGCAGAACCGTTTCTATTAAAAAGAGCTTTCAATATTAGAGATCTACAATCACCGGGTATGGTTTCTATTTACTATAATATTTTATTAAAAGAATATTCATTAGTTAGATTAAATAGACTTATTAATAATGATCCATCTATTGAAAAAAAGACAGGTGATGTATATGCCGATAAAGTCATAAAAATAGAAATATATAATCAATATATGGCAGACTTAGATGCTGAAGATAAAAATACTTTAAAAATAGTAAATATAAAAAATAATACAGAGCTATTCGAGTTGTTACAACCATGTGATTTCCATCAATATGATTATATTACCAATACTTTTTCTAATGAAAAGAATATAGATATTTTACCCGCAATACCCGTTTTAAAAGGTAAGGATTATCAAAAAAAATATTATACAATTAGAAACATGATTTCAAAAGTAAATGATTTAGATAAATTAAATTATAACAGAGTTACTTCAACATGGCATAATCCAATATTTTTTAATAATGATATATTAAATTTATTATTAAATTCAACAGTGGCAGTTGTTGAAACGAATGGATGTTTAGAAAGAAGTCCAGGTGACCCTATATTACTTGTAGTAGATCGAACAGATAATAACCCGTTGTATAAAACCAATGGTGAATGGTCGTGTTTTAAGGTCCATCATATTTTCGGACCATCTTCATATAAAAATAAATTACTTTTAGGTAGATTTAGTATAAATAATGAAAGTATACCAAAGACAATTCAAATGGGAGCATAGTAGTAAATGGATCATATTAGTAAAATACATAATGAGTATACAGGAAATTTTAGAGGTGTAGTAAAATCACATGAAGCCTATGGTTATTGTAGAATTTTTGTTCCAGGTATATATCCAGATGAATGGGGTACATCAGAAATAAATAAATTGCCAATAGCTGAACCAGCTCAACCCTTATTTGCAGGTGGTGCTTCAAGTAATGGTGTATTCCAGTATCCAGATATCAATGCTACAGTATGGTTATTTTTTGAATATGGTGATATAAGTAGACCTATATATTTTGCATGTACGAATAATGACAAAGATAAATTTAAAGAAGGTCTTTTTACAATAAAATTTAAAAATTCTGAACTCATTATAGAAGAATCTCAGATAACTATAAAATCAAAAAATGCAATAGTTTTTGAAGCAGATTCTGAAGATAAAAACAAATGTCAATTAATTTTAAGTAGTAGTGGCGCCGCTAATCTTATAGGAAATCTAAAAGTTACTGGTAATATAGAAAGTAATACTGGAAATTCTAATAACATTAATGGTACATCGTTTGCCGGAGGTATAGCACAATAATATGATTACATCAGCACCAATTCCAACAGGTTTAGGACCATTTCAGACACTTTTTTATAAAGTGGCTGATTCATTAACTTTACCCATTAATGATATAAAAAATACGGTTTCAGCAGATCCTGCTATAATAGCAATGCAAGAAAAGTTAAACAAAGAAAAGGCCGAAGTTGCAACAACTATTAAAAATTTAGAAAAGGAATATACTTTACCAGATTTTACATGTGTGGGCGAATATGATGAAAAAAAATATGATGTACTTTTACCAAGTGTAAATATCGCAGCAGTGGGTACAGAAATCTCAATATTTGAAGAAATTCCTAATTGTGATGAAGCATATTATACAATACTTACAAAATTAGAAAAATTAAAAAAGGATTTGGCTGCAAAATTTGCAGATTTAGATAAAGAGTTATTAAAATTAAAAGAATTATTACCTATTATGGATAGTCTTTTAATGTTATGTCCCCCGCAGCCACCAATGATATTACCGAATCCTATTAAATTTTTAACATGGATTATAAAGGGTTTGCAGGTGATATGTAATGCAATAGTTACCCCATATGTACAAGCAATTGATAGATTTTATGAATTTTATAGAAAATGTTGTAATGATACGGCTGTTATAATTGTAAAATATTTAGGCCCAACTAAAATCAAATGTATTACCGAATGTCCATTTAAAGGTAGAGAACTTGAATGTAATATAGTAATTAGAAACAAATGGGACCAATGTAAACTTAAACCTGCATTTAATCTTGTTTTAAGTATAAGCTCTACAATTATAGGTTTAATAGATTTAACGCTCGCCCCTGTTAATGCTTTATTTGCAACATTTACATTAATTATTAAGCCTTTTAAAATTGTAGGTATTGCACCTAGAACATATCCACCTCAAACAATGGAAGTATTAGTGTCAACACTAAAAGCTAAAGCTACTACAACATCGAATGTCAAAATAACAATTATGCCCCCTGTGTTTTCACAGAAAGCATAAGTTTTTAATAAATAAAAATATGGGAAACATAATATTAAATATAGCGGGAATTCCACCATCTACAAAAAAGTATACATATAAAGACATAAAAGTGCCTTTAGATGAAACTTTTTCTGCTAATTATGATATAGTTGCCATAAAGGCATCATTAAAAAATATTTTTAATTTTAGACTAGGACAAAGAATATTAGATCCAAAGTTTGGAAACATTTTATATTTATACTTATATGAACCCATAAATGATATTACATTAAATAATATAGAACAAGATATATTAAATATGTTAAAATACGAACCTAGAATTAATGTTGTATCTATAAAAGTAACACCACTTATGGACGATAGCCAGTTGGATATAGAAGTTCAATACATAATTCCAACTTTAAACTATATCAATGTGTATAAAACATCATTAAATATGCAGCAAAAATAAGAAAAAACGATAAATAAAAATAAATAAGTATTTTTATTTATGGCAATTTATAACACAGACTATTTAAAATTTGATGCGTTTTCTATAAAGAATTTGATAAAACAAAAATTATCAGAAAATTCTAATTTTACCGATTTTATATATGATGGAAGTAATTTATCAATTTTGATTGATATAATTTCTAATATGTATCAGGTTTTGATATATAATCTTAATAATACAGCCGGTGAATCATCACCTGCAACGTCTCAGATATTTGAAAATTTAGCAAAAGAAATTAGTTTTATTGGCTATAATATAAAGGGATATAAAACACCCTCTACTGTTATTGATATTACATATAACGGAAATGTTCAAGGTGTATTATTACCAGCATATGCTAAAATTTCTACGAATAATTCAGAAAAAAATATTTATTATTCAACTGTTGATTACTTTTATTTATATAAAAATCTAACAAATGCAGATGTTTCTGTAAATAGTGTTAATATGTATAATGGTGAATGGTCTCATTATAATACATATTTTGTATCTGAAGGTATTCCATATGAAAAATTTATTTTAACGGATATAACTGCAGATTCAACAGCATTAAATCCATTATACATCGCATATCCATATATACATGTATATATAAAAAGAATAGACACACTGGGAAATACTGTAACATTAAAATATGTTCCTAATACTACAGGATTATTCATAGATAGTTCCAACTCTAATGTTTTTAATGAAAATTCTAGAATTTTCAATTTAAGATTAAATGAATATAAACAATATGAATTAACTTTTGGTGATAATATTCATGGTTCATCCCTACAAAAAGGTGATGTTGTACATATAGTATATTTAAAGAGTAACGGACCAGTTGGAGAAATTTTACCATTTGCTATAAACCATGAAAAAACTAATAATGCCGTATTACCTTTTAAGGTATCCATTATTGGTGTAGACGATAGAGTATATTTAAATGGAAAATTGCAGACACAGACCGACCCAAATATTTTGACAATGAGCGATATTTTATATTGTTTATATGGTGATCAATTATTAATAGAGGATAATGATACAGCTATTACAAGTATAAAAAATAATTATGCTTCAACATTGCCTACTCCAGAAGAAACACCAGATCAAATCCGTCAAAATGCTCCAAATTGGTTTAAATCTCAAGGACGATTAATAACTGATTATGATTTTGATAGTTTTGTTAGAACTAATTTTTATAATGATTTAATAGATGTAAAAATAATGAATAACTGGACATATATAACTACTTTTTATAAATGGTTATATACTCGTGGTCTAATGGAAAATGATCCCTACAAATATATTAATCCATCTTTAGAAACTGCATACGGATATAAATATGCGGATGCTGCAGATTCTAATAATATATATTTATGGGTTAAGCCCATTAGAGTATTTAGTGATACTTTGGTTAGAAATATTGAAAACACATTAAGTCCATTAAAACCATTAACATCAGAACCTATTGTATTAAATGCTTTATCTCATATATTTGTACCGTGTGTATATAACGGTGAGAACAACGACAGATATTCAGTAGATAACTGGGATCCTGATACTGAAAATTATATAGAAATAGAATTAACTAAAAATTTATTAGTATCATTGACTGCTGTTAAAACGCTTATTATAAATACAATTGTGACATATTTTAACGTACAGAATCAAAAAATTGGTTCAAACTTTAAAACAAGTGATATTATCGACAACGTTTTAAAAATAAATGGTGTAAAAAGTATTAGAACTGTTTTTAAAAATAAAGATAATCCATTAGATGTGAAATATGTAAATGGTATAAGTTTTGCTCATTATACTCCAAATATAATAAACAGTCAAGATTTAGAAATTACAAATTCTAATATTTCATTAGAGCCATTCATGTTTCCAGAACTATATACACAAAGTTTAGATAAATATATAACAATAATTGTTGAAAATACAATTGGAACGAATCAAATAGAGTATTAAGGTTATAAGTAAATGATTGAATTAACAACGGATAAATACAGTGATATCAAAAAATTTGGTGAAAATTTTTCTATAACTTCAAAATTATCAGAATATATTTTACAACCCGATTGGAATAGTGGATATACAGCTTTTATACAAAACGATCCATCTAATGAATATGCATTTTTATGGAAAAGCGTTCATGCAATTGGTGAAGAATTAGGTTCTAAAATATATTCAAAAATTTATAACTATATTGATAATATTAAAAATATTGATACATGTGAGGTTACTTCATTACGAAATTATGCAGAGTTATATGGATATAAAGATAGTATATTATATAATAACGTATATTTTCCTATAGAAATTAGTGAACTTGTAGATATTTTTTCACTTAATAAAACCTTTTTAACAGGTTCAAATTCTTTAAGTTCTTTTAACAGAATATTAAGTCTAACACCTGCGACAAAAATACTTGAATTATCAGGTAATGATGATGATTATATTGAATATGTAAAACAAATTTTTTATAATACTTTAAAATATTTCTGTAATTTAAGATATAAAAGTATAGAATCTACCTATCCAAATTCTGAAAATGATCCAGCATTTACTATATGGGGAACTGATATATTAAAATATTCAGAAAAATTATTTACTGAAAACATTTATACTGATTATTATATTCAACAACAAAAAATAAAATATAATATACCATTAAGTTTTAATCAGAATAAAATCGCTGAAAATATTTTAAATGGTCAAGATAGTCTTAATAACTATAAAGCCACTGAACAAATAATAATTAATCTAGAACTTGATAAATTATCAAATTCATCTATTGTAAAAAACAAATTAGATAAATTTGCTTATCAGAGAGAGAACAAAGTTTTAGAATATTTACAGTTTATATCTTTATTTTCTACTGATAAATATACTGGAACTATTTATGATGTTGATAATTCTAAATTAAAAATAGAAGGTCCATTAAATGGAATATCTCCTATTAAATTTGATAGTACTTATATCATAGATTCAATGTTTAAAAAAGATAATTATTATCTTGATGAAAATTTAATAATATTAACGGCTGAAAAATTAGTAGATTATTGTTTAACTATTTCTTATATTAGAGAAACAATGAAACTAAAAGCTCAGAAATATTATATGGCAGGTAGTAATAAGATACTTGTTAATATTATCAGAGAAATTTTATTTACTCAATTATATAATTTAAGCACTAAGCCTAACTATTGGAGATATTTAAACAACTCTAATAATTTCTTAGATAAAGAAATAAAATTATTAAAGGATTTTAATATTGAAACTGTAGAATATTTAGATCCAGTTGAATATTTTAATGTTAATGCTTTAAGTTCAGATAATTTAAATCTTAGATATTGGGAAAATTCACAATATTATATTAATGATACGTTAAACACATCAGATATAGTTAATTTTTATAAAGAATTAGGTTTAGATTCTAATTTGACTAATTCATATAACGATGGTTTATCATCAGAGGGTGCTTTATCATCATATTGGTGTTTATCAGGCTTTTTAGCGTGTTTATTTAATGCCGGAGCAACATCTGCAACATCCGCTAATTACCTTTCAAGTGATAATTCAACATATGAGATTACTTCTAATAGATTTATTCTAGGATCAAATGTTGATGGTTTATGGTATAGTGATAATAATTGCCAAACTCAAACACATACTAATATTATAGATAAAGTATATCAATGTTTTAGTTTTGGTGAAACGTCAGATGGTTCTAGACTTTTTATAGGCGGTACTATTAATAACGGCCTTTGGTATAGTAATGACGGTATTGCTTGGACACAATCTAAAGTTATTGATAAAACTTGGAACTGTTTATATTACTTAAACAAACGATTCTTTGCAGGCGCTTCAAACGCTGGTATATGGTACTCTGATAACGGCATAGATTGGTTTAATACTTCTGTTGCCGGAGGCACCTGGAGTGGTATAACAAGCAATGGAACACGTTTGGTTGCTACATCAAGAAATACTGAATATGGAATTTATTATTCAGACGATAATGGTATAAATTGGGCTAAATATACAGAAATAACTAAAACAACTATTTTATCAGGCGTTGAAATTGTAGATGTGAATCATCAGTATACACCTGATTATAGTTATTTTGGATATGATTTATCCCCAAAAACTGCAGATGATGATGGCACTAAATCTCCATATGTTAATACGGGTACACATACTAATGATTTTACATTGGAACATCTACTAAATAATGAATTAAAAAATCCTTTTACTGATATTTTATTTGATAAAGATGATAGTCGTACAAAAGTACATGTTACTTCTGGTATGTATACAAGTATCCCTATTACAGGAACAGTATTACAATCGGTATCTACAACTGGCATTGATAGCATAGTTGTTCCAATGAATTTTGGTGGTATCGCATATGGCGATGGTAAATTTATAGCGGGCTCATATTCAACAGGAAATGGTATAATATCATCTACTGATGGTATAACTTGGAATATTGCCAATGAAACTGTATCAGGACTAATGTATAATGTAACATATGGTACAAGCGGTTTTATAGCAGGTACATATGACGGTATATATCATTCATATAATGGTTCAATTTGGAATTTAGCTCAAAATACAGCTGGAAATACTTTTTTAAATACAATTTATGCTAATAATTTATATTTAGCTGGAAGTAATAGTAATACTGGTATATTATCTTCAACTAATCCAAGTAGTTTTGGAAGTACTAACATTACGGGTAACTATTGGGCATCTATTGGCTTTGGTACACCTGTTTCGTATAATCTAAGTTCAAATTTTGAAGGAACATCTGGAACATATAATATATTTAAAAAGTATTCAGGTATTCCTGGTCTAGGTGATATACCATATGCGAATTATAAAAATACAACACATTCGTCATATCAATTACACCCGTATTTATATGCATTTATTCAATATAATAAAACGCGTTCTGCTTTAAATTATTTATATAGTTATTATACACCCTCTAAACAAGTGTCATATGATATATTATTGAACAGAATAGATCAATATGGAAATACTATTAATTTTTATTTAAATCCCGTAATAGATTTCTCAGGATATAATTCGGCCTATGAGTTAGATTCAACAGATAATAAATTAATAGGAATTGATAATCCATTTAATATGGAAGCTTTAAATGAATATATTATCATGGGAACAGATACTCAAACATTTTCAAGTGGTCTAAGTTCATTTATAGAAAAATATTATCCTGCTTCATTGGGTTTAACTGATGAGATGATTGATAAAATAACATACCAGTTATCTGAATGTTATTTTAATATATATGATTTAAAAAATTATAAAATTTATAAATATTGCAAGGACTTAAATGATAACGTCTTTATTTTATATAAAAAAGTTGACGATGCTGATACAATTGGGCAGTTATGGGTACGATATAAAAATCATCCCATAGCATTCCCAGCATTTGTATTCAAATATGAAAATAATGATGTTTCAATAGACAAAACATTAAGTCAAATTACATATTCAGATTTAATTACTTTAAAAAATATTGGAACATCTGTAAAACAGAATACTATAAATATTGATGGAGTAAATGTTTCTATATTATACGCTACACCTGGAACATTATATATTTATGATATAGATGAACAATTAATTGATACATATAAAGATTTGGTGTTATCGGGTACTTATAATAATAGGTCTCGTGCAACAGGTGGAAGCTTAAGTATATCTGGTGTAAATATACAGGGTCAATATAATTATCAATCATTAGAATATTCTGGTGGATCTTTAGATTTAGAGAATGTGAGTTTAACGGGTATATATACCGCAGATTCTATTGATAGTACATCTGGCTTTATTGATATAACAGGATTAGAGGTGGCTTCATCAAGTTTTATTACTGATAATACATCTGGCATGTTTAATATTAATCCTATTGGTGGATATATTTATATAAGTAACGGTACTAATGCGGGTCGATATACATTAAATACAGCTCGACCATATTATTATAGTGGAAACAATTTTTATATAGATCTTACAAAAAGTAATTTAACTTTTTCTTATCAATCAGGTTATTCAACTGATTTTGATCAAATAGCCGGTCGAATAATGTTTACATATAACGCTGATAATAATATTGTATATTATAATCAAAGTGGTACATCATTTAAGACAAAGAGATATTCTTATAGTTCAGATACTAATAGTTATATTATGGGTAATTTTAAGTTTACACAGCCACAAAAAACAATTAATTTAAATATTACAGCTTTTAATACAACACCTGTTACACCAGCCATAACATATAATCCTTATTATTATAAATTTGATGATATTCATGTTCCATATATATGTAATAATAATATTGTTGTAGGTGGAATAAATGAAATAATATACACTAATGATTTGGGTAGCACCTGGAATAATACAAATATCAGTAATTTAAATTTCACAAGCGTATGTAGCACCAGTTCTGGTCTTTATGCATCAACGGATAATGGAATATTATCATCGTCTTTTGATGCAACAACATGGAATCTTAAATCTGAAACATCTGGAATATATTTTAACGATATAATATATAACGATGGAAACATTATAGCATGTTCAACAAGCGGTTTATATGTTTTAAGTGCCCCATCAACAGTATTTAATAGAACAAATATAACATCTGGTAATTTTAAAAAGGCATTGGATACTAATATATTAACTGGCGCATTACCTGCAGTAGATGTGTCAGTTTCTAATAATGGTCTATATTATTCTACAAATAATGGAAAAACTTGGGGAATAAAGGTACCGGGTAATTATAAAAATGTTATTAGGGGAGCAGGTACAGTGGGTGTAGTTGCTTATTCAGATAATACAGTACTTTCTGGAAATATGTTAACATTTCCTATAAATTATACTTTATCTGGAGTGTATATAAACAATTTAAAATATATAAATTCTATATATTTGGTTACAACAAATAATTATGGTGTATTATCATCATTAAATTTAATGTCATATATGCCAATTTCATCACCATATACATCTGGAAATAATAGTAATTATTATACTGATATTGCATATGGTAATAATACATATGTTGCAGTTGGAAATAATGTTGGAATAAATTATAGTACTGATTTAACATCAGGTTTTACTTTTGCTGTAAATACTTCGTCTGTACCAATATCAACATTATATCTAGAAGAAGTAATTTATGACTCGGTTATTGGTAAATTTATTACTTTTAATGATACGTATGCATTAAGTTCAAGTAACGGAATTATATGGGATACTATTTAAATTTTTAATAAATAAAATAAAGATTTATTAAAAATGTCAAAAATTTTAAAAAGTAATAGTTTATATATAAAAGTTGGTAAAAATTCTATAAAAACTTCTAATATTAACAATTTAGAGTTGAGTAGTAATACCAATGTTTTCCCATATTATATTAGTGATATTATTTCTAATAGTGATATTGCCGTGGCTTCAACTAATAACGGCATTTTATATAGTACTAGTTCTAATAATAGTATTTGGCAGACATATACTAATTTAAATTATATAAATTCAGTAGATTCTAGAAATAGAATAAATTTTAAAAATTTGGTTTATGCTTTGGGATCACCACCTTATAAATATTTTTTTGCAACATCTGATTTTAATGGATTATATTATTCTAATAATGGTATTTCATGGAGTAACGCTCCATCTGGCACGGGTATTCCAGATACATGTACTACAAATAAAATATTTTATACTGATATTTTTAATACACATATAGTAGCAACCGATCAGGGTTTATATAGTATTGAAAATATGTTTGATACTTTAAATATGGTGTCAACTAGTTTTACAAGTATTAATAATTCTAGTTTTATAGATATTGTTGATAATCGATTCGTATCAATGAATAATAACGGGGAGATTATAAATACTGATATTCTATTAGCATGTACCAATAATAATATATATTATGCTACGGCTTTAACAGGTATAACAAGTGGAAATTTACAATTATCAGGAAATGATTATTTTTTAAAATTATTAGTTGGAAATGATATATTTTTAGCTTTGACAAAAAATAAAATTTATTCAACTTCAGATGGAATAACATATACCCCGCTAAATCTTAATTATAATACACCAGTATCAATAATATATACATCTGCTATTTATAAAAACGGTATATGTGTTATTGGAACAAATAAAGGAATTTTATATTCTAGAAATTTAATTGATGTTTATTATTCTAATATAAATGTAGAATATATTTCTAATATTTCATATGCTACAGATACATTTTATGCTGTATCTAAGACAAATGGTGTATTTGAAAGTTCTGACGGTATAACCTGGAAAAATGTTGGTACCATATCTTCACATATTGATAGGGGTAATTTTACTGCAATTTATGATACCCTTTTAAATACTAATAATACGAATAAGTTAATAGTAAAAACTGTTGGTATATGTGATAATATTGATATTAATACATCTCTACCTACCGCAGGGACCAGTACTTTTTCAAAAGAAATAATAGCTGAAATAGATTTAAACACTAACACTCTTAAATTTTTAGACTTTTTTGAAATATCTGCAGGTATTAAACCTGAAAAAATAAAATATGATACATTTACACTTAATAGTAGAACACGCGAAATAAGTTCACAAAGTTTAACTACATATACTAGCGTATCTAGTGTAAATCAACCTACTGTTTTTAATTATAATAGATATAATGTTGGAATAGAAAATGTATATAATATTGATTATGTATATGATTCAACCGGTACAGTATTTAGAACTACTAATATTTTAAATAAATTATTAAATACAACTAATTTAAATGAGGAATTAACAAATAATGAAATAGCATTTTTATTAGATTTAAACGATATTGGAAATAATTATATAAAAGAATCATATATGCCAATTCGATTTAATAATACAAACGCTGCTTTATTGGGTGATCTTATAGCAACAGATAGTATAGTGAAAACAATGAATGCCGCTGGTATTAAATCTGATGTGCAAAGTGTAATACAAAGCATTACATATAATACCTTTAGTTTAAGTGCACCTGATACTTCAGCATCATTTACATATAATACAAATAATTACGCTAATATTGTTACTGATAATCTATATAACAATATTATTGGGTTATCTAATAGTCAACCGGCCGCAATATTGGATGGCTATTTATCTGTTGATTTACAGCTTGTTGGTGATAATAATTCATATATAGATAATATGCTTACATATAATCCTAATAATAAATTAACATTTAATAATGCGCCGGCTTATATTCAGGGTCATTTATATAATTTTTCCGATACAGTAAAAACCTTTAATACTGAATTATATGGTAGTTATGATACTGTGTCTAAACAATGTACTGAAAATATTGATAATATTAATTACCAATCATATATTATTAACGTTCATTTACCCTCTATATCAGCATTTAATTTTCCTTATGATTATTATAAAGATAATACATATTTTATGACAAATGGTGTTGGAACACATCTAAATAATTGTGTTTCAAGTATTATAAATTCTGCTAATGTTGGCGATTTAATTACAGGTGAGTTATATTTTAATATAGTTCCAGATGATAGTAAATTAGATTTAGTAGAAATTGAATCTGATGTAAATTATCTAAAATATAATAATTCCGTTATACAACATGACTTAGATGTGTATTTTAATGAAACACATAAAAAGATGTCAGCAAGTTATAATTATAATAAACAGGCAGATTTACTTATAGAATCTACTTTAAAGGTTATTACCCCATTGGATATGTTTTATGATTTAGGTTTCAATTATAATCGTGATGTTATGTATTTAGATTATGTTAATAATATTAATACTAGTAACTTAATTTCAGAAAATACAAATAGTATTTTTGGACAATTCGGTGAATTAAGATATGATGAAAATAATATTATATACATGGCTTACCTAAAAGATACTCTACATAATTTTGAAGTATTTCCACAATCATTTTCAGATTATAGACATATTGGAAATGTTTCAAATGAATATAATATTTATGGTTTATATAATAAAATTAATAATAACACAAATACTGTTAATATTGCTATATTCAAATATAATAATGTCGATGGTTTAGCTTCTAGATTTTATACTGTTCCCGTTAAATATTCAGAGTTTACTGGTGGTACCGATTTACATTATAAATGGGTAGGTACAGCATCACAAACAAAATTAACAGTCGGCTTTATGTCGTTATTACCATCGAATAATCCAATATTGGGCAATTTCGTCGGAAGTAATTTAGATCATACAAATGGCGGAAAAACATATTTAGATAATATTAAAGATTCATTATATGATAATACTTTAACATTAATTGATTTTGATATAAGTAATAAAGATATATTACCTGATACAGCAATGACTGTTCGGTATGTGTTAAAAAATACAGACGTTGGTTATTACCCTCAATATACAGGTATTGAGTTTGGTATTAATAAATTTTGGGAAAATCCAGTAATAGCAAATGAAACCTTTTATAAATTACAGCTATATACAAAGGCATCTGCTTATACTATAGATGAAGTATATGAACATTATAATAATGATAATTATTCTGATAATGCATCTAATGAATTATTATCAGTTGGATTTTCTGGTAATGTTGATGAATATATTTATTTAACTAATAGTATTACAAATGGCGGTAATTCATCTATTCCAATGAAATGGTTTAGAAAATATGATTTATTCGATGGCGTGGATATAAATACCGGTGTAGATCTAAGTGGTGGAGTTTCAGGTGATGCATTATCTGGATATGTCTTTAAAACTATAGGCACTAGTAGTTCTTCGTATTATCCTATTGATACAAGTAGTACAAATACTAGTGCAAACGAATTTTATAGTTTTATGGAATTAGATATAGGATTAACAATCCAAATGAGATATTCATTAAATCCTGATAATACTGTTCAATATTTAATCTTTAAATGTTTAAATGCTGTTGCTCCTATAAATACACAGGAATATATAATTTCTAATGCTAATCCATCAGTACTATTACCATATACTTCAGAAACATTAGAAAAGTATTACAACGTATTTATAGATACGGCAGATGATATACAAAAATTACAATTTACTATTCAAAGGATATAATGGCTAATAAAATATTACAATTAAATAAGATAGTAAATGGAAAATATGGAACATTATTAGATACTAATAGTGGTATATATGTAGTTAATGAAGAAACTACATATGTTGAAATGACACCAAATGCTATTACTGAAAGTACTGTTAATAAATGGAATACTGTAGATTTAACAAATACAATAACATATACTAATACATATCCGATTTCATCATTTTTATTACAATCTTATCAATTTAAAGTAGGACCTATCGATAGAACAAACAAAAAAACGGACTACGTTGACACGTTTGCTCCAGTTATAAATTATAATACAGTGTGCCAATATAGAGATTATGCATTTACGCTATCGGAATTATCAAATAGTGGTCCAAAATCTAAAATATTATCAGAGTCAAGTGATCCTTATATTACTCCCACTCCTGTTTTTACTGAATTAGATATAAAGACATATGTATACCCATCTTCAAGTATTATTAATATTGATAGTTTGTCTGGTAATAATACAATGATCCCACTTTATAATTTATCAGGCATAAAGTTTAATTATTTTTGTGAAATTCCATTGAGTTATAAATATTTTAATTATAACTTAGATTCAATTGGTGATTATTATAGTATTTATTCAGATGTATTTAATTGTAAAAATGCATATGATTATAACTATGGAGTACAGAGTGTAATAACTAGTACAACTGACAATCAAAATATATCAGCGTATATAGATTATTGTAGAGATTATTCTAAAATAGAATGTACTGGTGACTTATTATATTTAGTATATAATACTAATAAATTTTATGAAAGCTCATCAAATATAGATATTTCTAACACAAACGTTACATATGGAATGTCTCCAACATCTTCATTTTTTATAACTGGCGATATTGCTAATATACCATTATCGCCCCTTTCAGGTATAGCAACTAATAAAACAAATTATTCACAACTTTCAGCCAATATATATGATTTATATCAATGTGTAGAAGTTTTAAATAATGTAAATAGTGAAAATAGACTTGGTAATCAATTAAATCATAAGTCTAATTTATTTTCTATAAATATTCAAAATGCGAATATTATAAATAATGATAGTTTAACTGATGATGAAAAAACAAGTATTCAAACAAGTATAAAAAATATAATAAAAAGTATGTATAAACAGTTTGTTCCAGCAAATACACAATTGTTTAATATATATTTTAATGGTGATTAACTAATGCAAAATATACAAAATTTAATGGTCGGATCAAATGAAGCGATAGATAAATATGCTTTAAATAAATCTTTTTTGAGATTAGATAATATATTGCAACATACGTACAGTCATACAATAACCGCAAACACCACTTCTGGTGATATTCCATATGCAACAAATACTTTATATGGATTAGCTAAATATTCAGATAAAGTAATTGAGTTGACTGGTAATTTTTCTGCCGGTGATTATACGATATTAAGCCCATATTTAATTAATACTTTTTTAAGTTCTCAAAATAGTGTTAATTATAATACTCCAACGCTATGTGCAAATTATACAATATATACCACATCAGGTGTTGCTGAAATAATTGACGCTAATTTAGATACTTCATTATATTCAGAGGTATATTCCGGTACTATTAATCTATTAAATGGATTAAATATGTCATATGGGTATCGTATATTATCAGCCGAACAGGATCTAATAGATTTATCTCTTAATTATTTATCAGGGTATTTATCAGGACAATATAATATAAGTATTCCATCTAATACTTTTACAAATATTCCAATAATCTATACTCAAATAATAGATAATGTAGTAGGAGAGGATGATTATAAAGTTGAAATTTATCCAAAAGATAGATTGTTAAAATATTTTATTTCTAATATAAATACAACAGGCTTTACATGTAATTTAATATATAAATGTGATAAAGACATTCAATGGGGGCCGAATATGTTAGTATATCCAGGGTTTACACTAACATGGCTGGCAATGGGAGCATAAATGAGTGATTTAATTAATATAAATAATTTAGTATTTGGCGATAATTCTTTTATAACATTACAGGAAATTAATAAACGATTATTGTTATTATATAATGCTATGGTTAATTTAGAAAAACCAACAGCAACTATAAATTATGCCACTTCTTCTATATCAGGTGTTACATTATTAGCTGATACTATTACTGATTCCACTAATGCTAGCGCATGTGTTACTACAGAAGCTTTAATATCTAATGAATTTCCACAATTTTTATATGGTTATATAAATTTTACTTCGGCTACTGATACAAACAATATTACCGTATTTGATAATAACAATACTGCTGTAAATATTTCTATAAAAACATATAATAGTGTATTACAGGGCAATCTATTGTTTATAACAGGTGAATTAACAATAGATGAATCTCTATTAAATACCGGAAGATATATAAATACTATAACAATTCCTAAGAATAGTTTAACTTCATATTTTAATACGGGTAAAATACTATTTTGTAGTTTTAATCTAGAAAAATCATATTATTTAAAAAGTTCACCGGTTTTAGTAAAAAATAATATAAATAATATAGAGATATGTATTAAGTCTAAAAAAGAAGATACTGATATAGCAAAAGTAATTAAATTACCATTTGTTATCTTATTTGAAGGAACCGTTTAATGAGTAAATATAATTTTCTACCTTTCAGTTTTAATGATTTGAAAATAAATGATAATGAAATATTTTCAAATATTACATTAAATAATTATCTAAGAAAGTTTTATTCTAATTTTAATTATATTTATAATAATCCTTTTAATTTAATCCCTGCTACTACTACAAATAGTGGTGTAATTAAATTAGCATCTGATCTAAAAGATAATTTATATAATAATTTATATGGTATTACAAGCTATGAATTACAGCAATGTTTACGCTCATATATAACAGAACAGCTTGATAATGTAGAAACAGGGAAATTTGATATTAATAATGATACAGGTATAATAAGTGGTATTATAAATACTGTGGTATCTGGAGATATAGATAAATTTAATATAACAACAATAGAATTATCATCAATAAATAGTGTTCGTGATAAATATGATTATTTTATTAATTTGAATCCTGTATTATCAGCAATAAATGAAATATCAGGGAATGAAACTTTTGTATATGATGGTGAATTTTTAAATTATCCACTTTCCACATTTAATTCTTCTGGTGATTATATCAATATGGTTAAAACATATAATCCTAAACAAAGAATAAATATTATTTTTAACAATAGTACTTATAATACTAAAATTTATTATGATATTATTACTAATAATTTGATTAATAAGGATATAAAATATTATACTTTTGATGTAAAGTTTTATGATTTAGATGAAACTTCGATATTAGGATCTCAAACAATTAATGCTTATAATTATATTAATATGGATGTTATTCCAACTTCATCAGAATATAATACTTTATATAAAATATTAACATGGGATAAACCTTTAACCGATTATGTTATAGAAAATTTATCAGCATATCCAATAGAATATACAACAGTTGATGATTCATTATATTTATATACAGCCTTTATACCAGGTCAACAGATAAGCCTTTCTATAGTAAAAGAAGATACAAATCCTATCATAATTGATTGGGGTGATGGATATTCTTCACCAGAAATTACGGCATCGGGTTATACTTTAGTACAACATACTATACTATTAAATTACACGGGTTTGATAAAAATTAAGGCTATTAACGGCGCAAAATATTATACAGGAGCATCGAATTTAAATATTATTAATAATATTAATCCAAATTCAACAATAACGGATATAATAATACCAAATAATATTACACAATTATCAGAAAATAATTTCTATAACTTAAATAATTTGAATACTATTATTTTTACACCTAGTGTGTCAGCCATTGGAAATACATGTTTTGGTTTATGCTATAATTTAAAAAATATTATTTTACCAACAGGTTTACTTAATATTGGGAATTCTGTTTTTTGGGGATGTACTTCTTTAAATAGTATTAAAATACCAGGAACAGTCCAAACAATGGGAACAAATATATTTGATTCATGTACGAGTTTAACAAATATTGAATTAGAGGAAGGTCTTACATCTTTGGGCGCGGGTTTATTTGCATCAACACCTATTACAAATATTATATTACCATCAACAATAACATCAATTGGAACTAGTCTTTTTTATAATTGTTTAAATTTAACCGATATAACTTTATCTCAAAATTTAACAACCATTCCTGCTTTTACATTTTATAATTGTAATTCTCTTACACATATAGATTTACCAACAGATATACAAACAATATCAAATAATGCTTTTTCTTTTTGTACCACATTATCTGATATAATAATTCCTAGTGGTGTAACAATTATTTCCAATTATTTATTTGATCATTGTTCTTCTTTAAATAATATAACATTATCTGAAAATATAAGTTCTATTGGGATATATTCTTTTAAAGAATGTGTGGATATGTCTTCTATGAATTTACCTAGTAGTTTAAAGATTATTAATAATTATTGTTTTAATAATTGTACAGGTTTAACTAATATAAATATTCCAAGTGGTGTAACATATTTTGGTGATGATATATTTTTAGGATGTTCTGAATTTTTAAATATTGATATTGAAGAAGGCCGTACATCTTTAAGTAATGGTGCATTTAGAAATTTACCAGTTTCTTCTATTATATTACCACAATCATTAACATCAATGGATGATGAATGTTTTAAAAATTGTACAAATTTAAAATATTTAAACATACCAAGCGGCATTGTTTTTACAACATTTGGAACAAATTTTATTTCAGGATGTTCTGAATTTTTAAATCTTGATATTGAAGAAGGTCGTACATTCTTACCTGCTAATATGTTATATAATGCTCCAATTTCAACTATAACATTACCAAATTCAATGACAACATTAAATTCTAACTGTTTTAATGGTTGTAATAATTTAAAAAATATAACAATTTCTCAAAATTTAAGTAGTAATTTAGCTGCATCTTTTATATCGGCGCCATCATTATATAATATAACAATACCAGATACAATAACTACTATTGATATATCTTTATTTTCTGGTTGTAGTAATTTTAATATGAATATAGCAGAAAATAGAACGTCTTTATCTGCAAATATTTTGTCAGGCTTTCCAATGTCTGGTATTACATTACCAAAATCATTAACAACTATAGATAGTAATTGTTTTAGAGATTGTGTAAACTTACAAAATATAAATATTCCAAGTGCAATAAGTTCTTTTAGCTCTGATATATTTTCGGGCTGTAGTAATTTTAATATTGATATAGATGAGGGCCGTAGAACATTATCTGCAAGTTTATTTAGGGGTATAGCAATGTCTAGTGTTATATTACCACAATCACTTTCAGCAATTCCTACAAATTGTTTTAGAGATTGTGCAAACTTACAAAATATAAATATTCCAAGTGCATTAATAAGTATAGGAACTAATGCTTTTATAAATAGTCATAAATTTAATATTGATGTTGATGAGGGTAGATCAAGCTTGTCACTTTATTTTAGTAATTCTATTCCAATATCAAGTATTGTATTACCTACAACTATAATAGATATAAATGCCTTTGCCTTTTATAATAGTTTAGATTTAAAACATATTATGTTTAAAAGATCTATATTAAATAATACTGATATTACTGTTGGTAACAGTGTATTACTAAACGCTTCACCATCTGCAATATATGTGCCAAATGACAGTCTAGATGTTTATAAAACTGTACCAAACTTAACACCATATGCTGGAATAATGGTGGGATATTAATAAATTTAATAAATAAAATATAATAGGAGTGGTTCAATTGAACTAATAATAAAAATGATTTCAACACCTGATATACAAAATCAATCAATAACTTTAGATAAATTAAGTCCTGAAGTAATAGATACTTTATATAATACTATTCCGATAGGTACAGTTATATACAGCATGCGAACAGATACACCAAATGGCTTCTTAAAAGCCGATGGCGCTGAATATTATAGTATACAATATCCACAATTTTATAATATGCTTGTAAATAATACTTTACCATCATTATCATTTACTGATTGGGATGCTGCATCTACTACTAATAACGGAAATGTTGGAAAATTTGGAATAGATTTAACTAATAAAAAATTTAGAATGCTTTGTTTAACAGATGCTTTTATTAGAAATACTACAAATCCTAATAATATAGGGATATATCAAGCAGATGATTTTAAAAGCCATACCCATACATATACTATGCCCAATGCGGCTGCTACGATTAATCTTGGAACATCTACGGCAACGTCAATCGTAAAAGCAATTACAGGTGGAACTGCAACTGGACCTGCTCCTTCTTCCGGTGGAACGGAAACTCGTCCAAAAAATGTTCAGATGAATGCTTATGTATGTGTATATAATTCATCTGATGATATTTCACATATGTCATTAAGTGGTTATGCAAATATTGACTTATCTAATATTACAACATTACCTATTTCTGGAACAGGTACTTCATCATTACCTGATGCAGCTTCAGTACCAGGTTATTTATTTACTGGTCCAGATGCAGTCGTTAGTTCTTGGAGATCTACTGATGGTAGTAGATGGTATAGAAAATATAAATCAGGTTGGTTGGAACAAGGTGGTGTTGCTTCAAATGCATTATCTCTTACTTCTGAAGTAATAACATTTCCAACACCTTTTACTAATCTTAATTATACTTTTTTAACTACCATTATATATAATAATGATATGGCATATGGATATGCAATAGAAAAATCTAGAACGTTAAGTAATTTAACTATTGTTTTTACCCTACCAAGATCCTGGTATGCTTGTGGCTATTAATTTATAATAATTTAATATTGTTCTTTTTCTGTATAATTGATAAATAAAATAGAATTTAAATTAATACAGAAAGACATATTACATGGGGTTATTAACATTACTGTTATCAAAAGGCATAATAGAATATTTTTTAATATTTTTAATACTAGTTGGTTATGTATTTGTTAAAATAATTGCATATACCTATGAATATTATAAAGATAAAAATACAAAAACTCATGCAATAAATACTCATCATCCTGGAACAATTGGAGAGAGATTAGATGCCGATTTATATATTTATAAAGAATTATCCCGTATATTATTTTCTTCATGTGCATCAAGAGCTTCTATATTAAATTTCCATAACGGACAAGTATTTTCTACTTCAACACCTATCTGGAAATTTTCAAAAACATATGAAGTTTGTGAAAATGGTATTAAGTCTGAAATTGAGACTACTCAAAACATAATGATTACACATATGACTCAATTATTAACACCTATTTTTACTTCAGAAATTAATATAAAGGGTATAGAAAAAATAGCCGATAGCTCAGCTTTTCCAGAAATAAATATTAATAATTTTAGAGTTTATAAATTGAATCAGGAAGAAATTGCACATTTTTACATATCATCTTTTCTATTAAATAGAGCAATTCAGGAAATGGTATATTGTCCGATATTTGATAGAGACCAGAATATTGCAGGTTTATTATGTTTAGAGTATTGTTTAGAAAATACTTTAAGCTATGTCTTAGATAAAGAAAAAGAATTTTTAATTAAAGATTTATATCAAACATCTGCTAAGATTTCAGAAAAAATGTAAAATTATATAAAATAAGTATTGGTAAAATGGAAATAGTAACACATAGTAAAGAAGATACAAAAATTACATTATTTTTATTATCTAATAAAAACTTAATAAAGCAAATATTAAAATTATTAGGTATAATAAAACATTTAATAAATTCTAAAAAATCTCAAACTATAAACATACGGATTAATAATGTATATGGTTCAGCTTTAAGTATATATGTTAATGAAGATCCGTTGATGGATTTACCAAACAACAAATCTGAGATAGTTATAGGAGAATAATATGATTGTAACCGTGTGTGGAACTCAATGTATCGGTAAAAGTACCTTTATTAAAGATTTTAAAGATAAATATGAAACATTCATATTACCAGAAATAGACTATAGAAAAATTATAGAAAAAAATAATTTAAAAATAAATAGAAATGGTGATTTATATAGTCAATCATATTTATATAATTTTGTTCTAAATGATTTAAATAAATCATATAAAGATAAGCAAACTAATTATATATTAGATCGTGGAATATTAGATGCCTTATGTTATACTTATTGGCATTATATTCATAATAAAGATACGGATGTTACATGGGATGCTATAAAAGAATTAGAAGAAACAACATTTAAAAATATAAATAAGTATGATGAAATTTTTTATATTCCTTTAGAAAGATGCGCCGAAATTCCAATAGTTGATGATAAATTTAGAGATACGGATTTATTATATAGAAAACAAATAGATGAGATATTTAAAAAATATATATTACTTTTTGATTTACCTATTTGTGAAATATATGGAACACCTGAAGAAAGACTCAATAAAGCCGTTAAATACTTAAAAGGCGAATAATATTTTATGCAAAGTAAATTTTGGTCCGGGCTATTAACATGTTTATTAAATGATGAGAAAATATTAGCACTAATGTCTAAATTATTAGGACATTTATCTAAAAAAACAAAAAGTACATCAGATGAATCAATGTTTGGTGATATGCTTAAAAAAATAGAAGATTTAAGAAAAAAATAATTTTTAGAATATTATTATAAAATAAAACTAAATACAATATTTAGTTTTATTTTCATTTAGTACAATTATACATTATGAATATAGCAAGAATAGAAACAGGTTTTTTAGAAGTTCCAGATAAAATTTCATTAAATCTTTATGCCCAGGGATGTTCAATACAATGTCCAAATTGTCATAATAAACATTTATGGGAATTTAGTAATAAACGTAGTTATAATTTAAAAGAAGAAGAATTTATAAATATTCTTAAAAGTAAAAATGATATTGTAAAATGGATATGTTTTTTAGGCGGAGAACCACTAGATCAATTTCATGAAACTATTTTGTTTGCAAAACTTTCTAAAGATGAAAAATTTAATACATGTTTATATAGTGGATATTCATTTGATGTAATTAAAGAAAAAATTGCTGAAAATTTACAATATTTTGATCTAATTATTTCTGAGCCATTTATAGAAATACCTGTCACTCAAGCACATACAAATCAAAAGATTTTTATAAATACAGGCGATATGTTTTATACAGAAATAAACACTTGGTTAGACCTAAATACATTTCTGCAAACAGATATAAAGTATAAGAAAAATTGATTTTATTTATTAAAAGATAACTTTTATTTCGTGTATAATTTAAGTTATACTTTGTTTATAAAATGTAGTCATTATTATAAATAATATTACACAAAAAATTTCAGTAAAAAGGAAAGATATTATATGTTAATTCGGCATAGCTTTGATAATAGATTTATTACGCTAATTGATAATTGTAGAAAAAAATATAGTGAACAAATGTTGCAACTGACGGGTATAGGAGAAAATTCATTGGATATTAATAGATATTCTAATGATTTTTTCTCACAAGATTGTATAGCTGATACAACTGTTGATAAAAATGCGAATGTTTCAAGCTTACCAACCGTTACTACTTGGAATGCTGAATTTAGCAAACCCCTATTACGATTAAATGCTTTGTATAGTTTATGGAGAAATGCAGAAAAGAAACATGGTATTAAACGTGCAAATAAATTAATAGAATTAGAAATTCGCGGTAGCTATAGAATACATGATTTACACGGTTGGAATTTTAGTTATTGTTATGCATATTCACTTTCTACTCTAGTAAATGATGGCATAAAACAATATAAGAAAATAAAAATAGGGCCCGTTAAACACTTTGAATCTTTCTGTAATTTAGTTGTACAATTTACATGTATTGCCGCTAATAATACAGTAGGCGCCTGTGGTTATCCAGATTTATTAGTATATGCAGAGTACTTTATTAGAAAAGATTATGGCGATGATTGGTATAATCATCCAGAAAAAGTAGAAGAAATTAAACAAGTATTTCAATCGCTTATTTATAGTTTTAATTTTTCTTTTAGAGCGGGTATTCAATCGCCATTTACAAACGTTTCCGTATTCGATAAAATTTGGTTGAAAGAAGTATTTGGTGGTCATATTAATCCTGATTTTAATGGCCCAGATTTTGATAATATTACACGTGTTCAAAAAGTATTCGTAGAAGAAATGGTTAGAAATTTAAAGGACAATCCTTTTACATTCCCGGTAATGACCGCTAATTTATTTTATAATAAAGCAGAAAATAAATTTGATGATGAAGAATTTTTTAATTGGGTTTCTGAAGTAAATGCTGAAACGGGCCTATTTAACATATTTCATGACTCAGATATTTCATCTATTTCTAATTGTTGCAGATTGAAAAGTAAAGTTATGAAATCAAAAGAATATACAAATTCTTTTGGTAGTGGTGGTGTATCAATTGGTTCACATCGCGTGGTTGCTTTAAATCTACCCCAGATTGCATATGAGTCAGAGACATGGGAAGACTTTTATAAGTTATTAGAGTATAGAATCAACGCGGCACAGGACGTTTTAGATATACATAAAGACATCCTGTTAAATCATATCGAGAATAAACGTTTGCCTTTATATGATTATGGTTTTATGAATATTAATAAACAATATAGTACTCTCGGCTTTATTGGGTTAAACGAATGTTTAGAATTAATGGGATTAGATATTACATCAGAAGACGGATATAAGAAAGCTAATAGCATATTAATGATGATGAGCCAAATGAATGCAGCTCGTACTACTCTTGATAATAGAATAAGAAATGTTGAACAAATTCCTGGTGAAAGTGCTGCCGTAGATTTTGTTAAGAAAGATAAGCTATTATTTGATGGTGATGTTAAATATAAAATATATTCTAATCAATATATTCCATTGACAAAAGATGTAGATGTATTAGATAGAATAAAAATACAGGGTCGTTTTGATGCAGATGAATCAACATCCGGTGGTTCTATTTTACATGTTAATCTTTCTGAAAAAGTTTCAAAAAATCAAATGAAAGAAATAATTCTATATGCAGCTAAATGTGGTGTTACATATTGGGCGATGAATTATGGTATTTCTCAATGTAAAAAATGTGGAAAAACATATGTAGGACAATATGATAAGTCCCCATGTTGTGATGCCACTGTTAATAAGTTTTTACGTGTTGTCGGATTTTTAACTGCGGTTAAAGATTGGTCTAAAGATAGACAAGAAGAATATAAATCAAGACAATTTTATAAATCATTTCAATGAGATCTAAAATAACTATAAATAAACCGAATCTGATTATATTAGATTCGGATTTATCTACTGCTGTAAAATATTTATCAGATACTGATTTACGTCGGCAAATAAATTCAGCATATCATTTATTAATATTTGTATATTTTGAACGATATGGTTTAAAGAAGAAAAAAGTCTATCAATATTTGGTAAAAGAAAATCATGAAATAATTAAGAGAGCTTTTCCAAATTGGCCACTGTCTAATTATTTAGAAGCGCCACCAAAAGTGAAAATAAAGGAATATAAATTTATAAAATGTTGTAGTAATCATTTTAATTATATTTTAGAATATGCCGATTTAATGTGTGATGAATTTAATTATAGGTTTGGTAAATATCATCCTAAAAGAAAATTATTAGATTGGATTGAATCAAATAAAATTGAATTACCCAGTGTAAATAACGCAAATTATAGCGTACAATATCCAATATGTTCAATTCCTGCAAAATTTAGAAAAGTAGATTATGTAACTTCTGCAAGAAATTTATATAGAAAATTAATAGAAGATCCAATAAATGAATATAATAAAGTATCAGTACCTGATTGGTTTGAACTTGATATGCATAGTGAAAGGTAAGTAATAAGTATGTCGACGGTTATGGTTTTAAGTAAAGCCGCCTTTGAACAGGCGATGAGATTAAATGATGTAGATGATAATAACGTAGAAAATAAAACAGAGACCGCTCTTATTTCTATATGTTCAACTACAAATTCTTTTTGTGGTATTGCCCAGAATCATCATTTTAAACAGAATAAAGATAATGTTTTAAATATACGTTTTGATGACATTCAGGAGCCTGAACAAGGGTTATTGTTGTTTAATGAAGCGCTGGCGACAATTTTAATTAAATTTATATTGAAAAATATAGATAAAGATTTTATAGTACACTGTACTGCAGGAATTTCTAGATCGGGTGCGGTTGGAGAATTCATTAGACGCCTGAAAGGTATAGAATATTCAACGTTTATTAGAGTTAATAGACAAATACAACCAAATACTACAGTATTGTCTATATTAACTGATGTATATAACAAAAAATTTAAATAAATATTAGGATGGTGTATTTTGTACACCTATTATACTAATATATTTTTAATATTAAAAAAGTAAAAGGATCGCGTATGTTTAAACCAATGGCTAAGAATTTAGATAATATATTAAAAGAATTCAATGACCCTAAAAATAAGGAAAAATATAGACCACTAACAATAGATGAAGAACGTGAATTGATATGTAAATTAAGAGAAACTAATTTAGAAGAATTAAAGCAACAACTTATAAATCACAATGTATTTATTCCTATAAATTTAAGTAAGGGTTATATTAATAACAGTAAAGACTATGAAGGTGTGCTACAAGATGCATTTTGGGGTTTATGTTATGCAATGGAGAAATTTGATTTTGATAGGCAGCAACGATTTTGCACCTATGCTTATAACTGGATAAAGAAATACGCATTAATGGATTATTATGATAAACATAATATGCATATTACTAAAAATAGCAACCCGTTAAACGCTGAAATTGCCTACAATACTTCTGGTGGCGATGATGATAATGCCGAATATATGGATGTTTTCGATCCAATGTTAGAAGTTGCAACCTGTAAAGATTTTACTTATTTCACTGCCTCATCTCTTTCAGCATCTGATGTTGTCGAATCCAACGAAGTCAAATCTGCTATTACAAATATATATGAAAACCTATTATCATATATAAACATATCTACAGAGTTTACAACCCTAGATAAAGATATTTTTAAATTAATGCTTGTGGATAAAAAATCAGCCAAAGATGTTTCAGCAGAACTCAACATTAAACAAAATATTATACAATATAAAAAGACATGTATCTTAAATAAACTTAAGAAATTTTTAGAAAAAAATTGTAATATTCATACAATGGACGAAATAAAATGATTATTTATACGGGATATTTTTATAAATTAAATGAATATTTAGATGCTGGATTAATTCCAATATCTATTGCCGGTAGATGTCCGGATTATTATACAGGTTTGCAATATAGGAAATTGGCACCAAAATATTCATTTTTTATTGCTTATAAAAATAAATATATTACATCCGACCAATATAAAGATAGATATAATGAAGAGATTTTAAATAAATTAGATAAAAAAGAAGTATTAAAAGATTTACATGATTTAGTTGGTGATGCTTCAAAAAATTCAGATATTATATTATTATGCTATGAGAAACCGGGTGATTTTTGTCATAGACGATTAGTTGCAAAATGGTTATCTGATTTATATACTATTCAGGAATTTGAAGGTTTAGCAACAGAAGATGAGGTTGCTAAAACTAAAAATTTTGAACATGCATCGTCTATCGGTCTAATTGGTGAAAATATTTTTATTAAATATATTAATCAAAATCTTGAAGAAGGTTTGATATCAAAAGATGTTAGACTTGAAAAAGAATATCAAAATAAAGATATAGATTTTGTAATTCAGGATACTGTTGGAAATACTGTTAAAACTTTTGAAGTAAAAACAGAAACCACATTGAATAATAAAATAAGTGTTGTTTACTGGAAAGACCTTAATAAACAGAAAAAAGGCTGGATACAGGTTACAGAAGCTGATATTATTTTTCTATATAAACAACAATTAAATAGAGCATTTTTAATTAAAACTGATATTTTAAAAAAATATATAGAACAGTTACCATTAAAAGATTTAGAAGTATTATATGCTAAATCTCCCCGACAAGCGTGGGGATATGTTATTAATTTAACAGATTTACAAAAAAACAATGCTCTATTAAAAATCATAAACTTCTAATTTTTCATAAAAATATTAAGACTTTATGTATAATTTATATTAATATGAATTATATATAGGGATTTTTATATTTATGGCACAAGATCAAAATCAAAAAGTTAAAGTCGTTAACATTTTCCCCGCTGATACAAGTGGTTGTAATTTTTTTAGAAATTATTTACCGTATCTAACATTAGAATCAATAGATAAGAATTTAGTTTTTAATGTGAATAGACGTTTTGTTATCGATCAACAGTTTTTTAATAATGTTAACGTTAACATTTTTCAACGGCAAGTTTCAAATGAACAGGCCGTATACTATAATCAGTTTGTATTTCCATTGGCTAAAGCAAAAGGTTCATGGATTATTTATAATATAGATGATTGTGTTGGAAGTGAAAGTATTCCTGAATATAATGTTGCATATGATGCCTATAATAAACAGGAATTGATGGATAATATCCAAAAGATGATGGATAATTCTGATTTTCTTTTGGTTACTACTGATGAATTGAAAGCTTATTATAATGAAAGATTTAAAATACCTAGAGAAAATATAATTGTTATTCCTAATTATTTAACCAAGTGGTGGTTTGTTGATTCATATGATAAGGAACGTTCACTATCATTATATAGAAGAAATGTTAATAGACCAAGAATCGGTCTTATTTCATCTGCATCACATTATGATATGAATAAAAAAGGAATTCCCGATGATTCCACTGAAATATCTAAATATATTAGAGCTACGAAAAATAAATATAAATGGGTTATTTTTGGTGCGCTAATACCTTCATTAGAGGATTTAATACAATCAAAAGAAGTTGAATTTTATCAAGGTGCACCGCTATTACATTATCCACAGGCAATTCGTAATTTACAATTACAGGGAATTGTTGCACCTCTTCTTGATAATACATTTAATAGATGCAAATCTAACATTAAGCTTCTGGAATCATGGGCATTGGGTATACCAGTGTTTGCACAAAATCTTTGTACATATAACAAGTATACAAAAGATGTATTTAGTAATAATGAAGAATTAGATGCTTTAATTAAATCGAAATTACAATCAGCTGGTTGTTTTGAACGTTGTATTGAAGAAAATTGGAAGAAAATGCAATCATGGTGGTTAGAAGATCATTTACAGGAATGGCATAATTTATATGCAATGAGAAATAAATATATAACTTTAAATGTAGATAATTTTATAAATTTCAAAAAACAACAGAATACACCTGAAACTAAAGAGGTAAAATAATGAATAATTCAATGTTTGTAGTTTTAAATACTGGTATATCTGATATCAGAAATGTTAATGCTGAGATTTTATTTAATGACTTATTAAATAAATTTGGGAAAGAAAATGTTTATATATTTAAAAATTCTTTATATTCTAAAGATATAGATAAAAATATATATCAAGAAATATCAGCGATAAATATTCCAATGGCTTTAAATAAGGTGTTAATTTTTGCTAAAGAAAAAAATATAAGATTTTTACATATTTTCCATGATGATTTAAAAATTGACCCGGCCTTTTCAGCCGAGAAATATGAAAAATTTATATCAGATTTTGATATTGGATATTATAATAACCCGAAATTAAATCCAATGAATAAAGTATATGAAAAAACAGTACCAAGATTTGTTATAGAAACTAAAGAATATTATGATGGTAACATTAATGTATATACTTTTGATTCACCTGAATATATGTTATTTGATTTATCTATAAATAATTTTTCATTTGATGAACATCTCCCACATTATTATAATATAGAATATCTTTGGCGTTTAAAACAGAATAAAGTTATTCCCTTTATGAATTTTTATTTTGATTTTGACCAAAATAATAAAGATATGATGAGAGATAATACTAATTTTATTAGAAAAGTTATGGGCCCAACAGATATACAGAATGAAAAAATGTATCTACATTTAAATAGTATACAATGGGTTCCAAATAATAATATAGATGATGTAGTTAACTTTTTTATACAAAAAAGAGTAAAATTATAATATAAGGAGTAAATTATGCGAGTATTTTTAGGCGGAACATGTAATGGTAGCAAATGGAGAGATGCATTTTTAAATGATCAAAAATCTAAAGATTTAGGAATAGAATATTTTGATCCAGTAGTTAAAGATTGGACAGAAGAATGTCAAAAGAGAGAAATTTATGAGCGTGAAAATTGTGATTTTTGTTTATATGTTATTACACCTTTAATGACGGGTGTTTATTCTATAGCGGAAGCTGTTGAAGATTCAAATAAACGACCAGCAAAAACATTATTTTGTTTTTTATCAACAGATTCAATAGAATCTAATAATTATATATTCGATAAATTTCAAATAAAATCATTATATAGTGTTGGACATCTTATTGCTAATAATTATGGTACATTTTTTGCAGGCCTTGAACATGTTTTAACGTATTTGTATGAAAAAGCTAGTATAGAGAAAGTATAATATGATTAATTCAGTAGGAAAAAGCGATGGTGAATATAATAATATTCTTAAGGTAGTTTCTAATAATAAGGTTATATTAAGAGCACAAACTGCAAATCAGGAACGTACGATAGAGGGAATTTTTATTCCCTCTAGTACTGACCAAAACAGTAGATTACATAAGTATGAAGTTATTGATATTGCAGAAAATGCTAAAGCGTTTACGGGTTTAAATGTAGGCGATATTATTTTAGCTGATATGCTGGCAAGATATTATGATACTTTCCCTATTTCAGTTATAACATATGAGAATATTGTTTGTAGGTGTAAAGATTGGGATAGCTTTGATATAATACCTTTAAATAATCAAGTTTTTGTTGAATTAGATAAAGTAGTTGAAGATAATAGAAATGGTGTTGTTGTTTTAACTGATTTATTACCCGTTGGTACCATTACTGCTATTAATTCTAATGATATTAAAAATAAAGAATTGAAAATTGGTGATAAAATTTTATGTACAAAAGCATATATCGTTTTTTATTACAACAATAAAAAAATATTTATATATAATAGTGAAGATATTATTTGTACTCTTGTATAATTTATTAAAAATATACAAGGAGATTGATTTAAATGGAAGTTCTAAAAATTTGTAAAACACGTAATGTAAAAACACCTACTAGAGGTACAAGTGGTTCAGCTGGTCTAGATTTTTACATTCCTGAAGATTTAAATGTTGCAACGCTTGCTGAAAAGGGTAGAGCTTGTAATAGTTTTCCGCAAATATCGTATGATCAAAATAATATTGTTAAATCAATAACATTAGGACAAGGTGAATCTATTCTAATTCCTAGCGGAATTCATATTAAACTAGAACCTGGTTATTGTATGAGTTTTGAAAATAAATCAGGAATTGGTTCTAAGAAACATTTAGTTAAGTTGGCTCATCTTATTGATGAAGATTATGAGGGCGAAGTACATATTAATATTTGTAATGTTGGCCAACATGATCAGAAAATTGAAGCGGGTGACAAGATTATACAGGGTGTCATCTATCAAGTCCCAAAGCCTGCTGTTGAAGTTGTTGATACTTTAGCTGAGCTCTATGAGGGGGCAACGTCAGAACGCGGTGCGGGTGGTTTTGGACATACTGGTAGCAAGTAAGGAGTATATATGTTTAATGTAATTACAGATGGTTCAGAAATATTTAAAGAATTTCCTTTATTCAATTCTAACGATGGAAATGATTGGGCTTTCTTATTAAGACATTATAGAGTTAATAAAAGTGTTATTCTTGATACCTGTAAATGTTACGGGTATATTTTAGATTTCATAAATTCTAGAAATTGTATTAATGATATACCACAAAAGGTAGTAGATCAATTAGCAGGCAATACACCTTATGAAGGAGATGCTCTTAATCCTAAACCCATAGAACGTCCTGCAAATTTAAATGGTTTAACAATACCTCCACCATCAATATTAAAGAAAGATGGACCAGGTTATATAGTTATAATTTCAACAAAACGTAATCCTTTCAAAATTATTGGTATTGGATATAAAATTGAAGTTGCTGTTAAAAGTTCTTGGAAATGGTGGAATAAACAATCTAAGAAATATAGAAAGCTTTTACTTCAGAATATGATGTTTGAACATAAACCTAGATTTTATGATTTAACAAACTTTGAATTACTACAAAATGACAAGATTGAAAAGGTATTAAATAATTGTTATACCCCAAAAGAAATAATATGAACGAAAAGATAATACAAGTAATAGAAACTAAAAATAAAATATTAAAAGTTGATGATAAGTTTTTTAAGGATAAAAAAATTGTTGTCATAACTCATAGTGCCGATTTCGATGGCATATGTTCATTAGAAATAGTTAGAAAATATTTTACGGAATATGATTTAACTAAAGATAATAAAAAGGAATATATTTTAAAATTTATTCCTATGAATTATGGCGATCCGGAACTTCCAGTTGAAGATGTTAAGGGTAAAGTTGTAATATGTTGTGATTTTACACCACCAAATATTAGAAACTTGGTAGAAGAATCAAATTTGTTTATACATATTGACCATCATAAATCTTCGATTGAATCTTTATATGATTTTAATCCTGAAAATATGATAAAGGTTTATGAATATGATTATTCGGCCTGTGAAGGCGTTTGGAATTACTTCTATTCTGATAAAAAGCTCCCAGAATCAGTGCGTTTAATAAGTGTGTATGATTGTTTTAAAATTAAAGAATTTTCAGAAGAAGAATTTTTTGCATATCAATTCGGTTTGAAATATTTTGGTAAAAAAACCGGTTTTGGTGGTGAATTATGGAGTAAATTATTAAAAGATGATAAACCTTTAAATAAAGAAATTTTTGAAAAGGGTGAAATTATTTTTAAATATCATAATGATTATTTTAATACTGAATTAATGAGTAGAGCGTCTATAACTACAACATTAAAAACTCCTGATGATAAGGAATATACGGTTTTGGCATTAAACGCCCCCTGTGTATTTTCACAAACCTTTAGAACAGCGTATGATCCCGATAAACATGATATGTTTTTATGTTATTATAAGAATAGTTATGGTGAATGGTCAAATAGCTTCTATGCTCCACCAAGAAAAGATATTGATGTATCTAAAATTGCTAAATCTTTTGGTGGCGGTGGACATAAAGGTGCGGCGGGTTGTGTAACAAAAAAATGTTTAGTATAAAGGAATAAAAAATGAATAATGAAACAGAACAAAAGCAGGCAGTTTTTCAGGCGCCTGAAAATAATTTGGGAATTTTGTGTTATCACACACATTCAGGTAAACCAATTGATGAAGGTCAATTAAAAGATTTTATAGAAAAAGTCATTACGCCTGTGGCAAAAGAAGTAGAGTCAGAGTTAGAAAAAGAATTGTCAACACTGTTAGAAAAAGAAATATTAGAAGAACAATCTAAAAATGAGCCTCAAATAAAAAGAAAAGTATTTTTATGTTTAATGGATGAAGAAGAAAAACTTATGGTGGCTTGTAAAAAACTTGAAATAGATGTTGGGTATGAGCAAAAAACAGCTAAAGCTTTAAAAGAAGCACATGGTGTTAATATAGACAATGAAATGTTAAATGTTGTATATCATGATATAATTTCAAATAATTACCGTAATGCATATTCAGGCTAACGGTATAATTAATACATATAAAAAAGGAAAATATGTTTAATAATTTAAGAATAGATAATATTGAAGTAGAAGGAATGATGGGAGCATTAAGAGGTATGAGAAATCCTAAAATGTCACATCATAAAAAAGATTCATATAGAGATAGTACGGGTAAAGTTATTATAGGTCCCAATGATATGGCACTTGCAAAGACTTTAATTAAAGCAGGAACAGATCATCGTAAATTTATACGACAGATTCAAATTTCATTTGATGCTGTAATGCCTGAATATTGGTGGAAACAATATCATACATATAAAGTTTCAACTGTTGAAAATTCATCTTCACAGATGCATACTTTGGGTAATAGGTTATTAACTGAAGATGATTTTATTTTCGATACAGTTCAACCAGAATTTCAGGAATATTTAAAATATTTAAATGGTTTAATTTCATCTTGGCAGCAAACCAAAGATAAAAATACTTGGCGTATTCTTATTCAAGCCATGCCACAATCATTTTTATATCTTAAAACGTGTACGATGTCTTATGAACATTTATTAACATTTGATAGAGCACGTAGAACTGAAAAATTAGGCGAATGGCCATTCTTTTTAGATAAAATGTTTGAAGCTTGTCCATATGCTAAAGAATTATTAGAACCAAAAACAGGAATATATGCTTAAATTACCAAATGTTATAGTTGAAGGTTTAGGCGGTTCAGGGAAATCAACAATTGTTGCTTTCCTTGAAACTTTTTATAAGAAAAATAACCAACCATATGTTTTACATCATTTTGCTTATCCTAAAGGTGATAATGTAGACCAAAAATATGGTTATCAATACGGTCAGTATTCATTATGTTTTGAATGGATAAAAAAATTAAATGACCAAGGTATTGCAATTATATTAGATAGAAGTTGGATAGAGGAAAAAATCTGGAGTCCTTTATATAGAGGTGTTTATCCTAAATATTTAGATCCATTAGAAAAGAAATTAGGTACAGATTTTGTAATTTTATTTGCTAATGCGAAACCCAAAGTTATTTTAAATAGATTGCTCGAACGAAATACTAATTTAATAAAAGACGACCCGTATTTTAATTTATTTCCAGATTTAAAGCCAATACAGATAATTGAAAAGCTATTACATATGTTTATTACTACATGTACTGAATCGCCTGTAAATAAAAAGTCTTTATATATGATAGATACAAACAAGAAGTTTGGAAAATCACAAAAAGATGATATAATTAATATATTAATGCCGAGTGAAAAATGAATGCCAAAATAAAAATAGCTGATTTATATGATTTATGTTTACAAAAATTTCCAGATAATGCTTGTAAATCCGAATCTGGAAATGAATATATAAAAGTTTCTGATATTTCAATATTAACATATTTTAACCAATATGTTAATATTATTGCTATTTCTAGACACTACGTTACAAAAGATAAGTATAGAATTACTGCAAGTCATTATTTAGATGATGATAAAACACTTAGAACGTGTTTTATTGACACCACAGACGACCATACATGTATTAAAATAGATGTTGAAAATATTCATAGGTCTGTTAAAGCCTCTAAATTAAAAAGAGGTGATGGTGTTCCCGTTCATTATAATGGAAAAGATTATTATGGCTTTGTTGAAAAAGTAGAAAATCTTGGACCTTGGAATGATTATGTATATGATTTAGAAGTGAATAATCATTCACATATGTTTTATGCTAATGATATTTTAGTACACAATTCCCAGTTTATTAATATTGAGCCTCTTGTTAATACGTATTTAGAAAAATATGGAAAAACCGGTTATATTAATGAATTGAATAAAACTCAATTAAATGAAATGATCGATGAATTAGATACATTTATTGAGACGGACGTTAATGTTTATATTAAAAATTTAGTAGATTCTGAATGTTATACTAGTGAAGGAAAAAATATTCATTATTCTCGCGAATATGTAGCAAAGCACGCGATGTTTTTCAAGAAAAAACATTATATTGTACATATTATTAAGAAAGAAGATAAGAATACAGATGAATTTAAATATAGTGGTGTAAGTGTTAAAAAAGCAGAGATACCATCTGCAATTAAACATTTCCTTAAAACCGTATATGAGGATACTTGTAATTATCATTGGAATAATGCAACATATAAAAAATATATTGATGAAGTATTCGAAAATTTTATTAAAATGGATTATGATGAAATTTCAATATTTAAAAAATATTCAACAGAAAAAGCAGCCGTTGGTTTTATGGAAAGTGCTAAAGGCGCGGGAGCACATGCAAGAGCTGTAAATATATATAATCAATTATTAGACGATCTTAAGATAGCAAATAAATATGAAAAAATTAATGTGGGAGAAATAGTTAGATTCTGTTATGTTAATGATACCAATATTTATGGTGTAGATATTATCGGATTTAAAGACGTATTTCCTAAGGAATTTAATTCATACTTTTCTATTAATTATGAAAAAATGTTTAAAACTACATGTTTAAAGAGTTTGGAAAATTATAATAGCATTATGTCTTTCTCTAATTATAATCCTAATAATAAAGCGTTATTTGATTTTAATGATTAAAATTTAATAAATAAAATAAACAATAATCTAATGTAAAAAATTATGGCTTGGTGGAATAATTGGAATCAAAAAAGAGATAAACCTGAACACGAAGATAAACCAACAGATTCATTAAAAAATAATCCTGTTGCTTCAGAGTTTGATCAAACAATGGATGATAGATTAGAAGATATTATCAACCAAAATGCAGTTTCCCGTCTTGATAAGGATGATAATATCCTTCCAATGGATTCTACTATTTTAATTAATACTATTGGTGACTTACGGGTTGCTGCTATTAGTACTAATAAAATTGCAAGAATTCAACAATATCAGATGATGTCAAAATTCCCAGAAGTTGACTGGTGTATTGAAGAAGTTGCAGATGATTTCTTTCATGAAGATAACAATAAAAAAATAATACGCTTTGAATTAACAGACAAAGCTAATAAATTAGATGATAAGAAAAAAGACATATTAAAAGCTGAATTTGATAGAGTTATTTCTTTATTTGATTTAGATGAAAACGGTTTTCCTACGATAAAAAGATATATTATAGAGGGTGAATGTTGCTGGGAAAATGTTATAGATATTGAAAATCCTGAAAAAGGTATTCAAGCTGTTCGATTTATTGATAATAAATATTATGATTTCCTAAAAGATAGAGATACAGGTGATATTAGAGGTGTATATGTAGATAAAACCATAATGAAATATGATTTAGATACATCTGTTCAGTCTAATTCTGTATATGCTGCGGCCAATGTGTTTAACGCGATTAATCAAGTTCCTAACTTTGCATACGCTTCATATTTAAATGAATTACGTGTGCCTTTATTATGGCCGCAGATTACTTATTTCAATTCCGGTATTTATAATACTGAAAAAACTATAGCATATCCGATTCTAGAAAAAGCTTCATCACCTTACCAACAATTAATGTTATTACATGATGCTGCTATTATTTTACGTGTTACACGTGCTCCTAATCGTTTAATGTTTAATATTAGTACTGGTGATTTACCAGAAAAGAAAGCAAAACAACTAGTAGAACGTTATATACAAAATTTCAAATCTAGAAAAGTTGCAAATTCAAAAGGTGAAGTAAAAAATTCATATAATGCTGAATCAATGTTGGAAGCATACTTCTTCTGGAAAAAAGATGGTACTGAAGGTAGTAGTGTTGCTACATTAAATCAAACAGCAAGTTATGATGAAATGAAAGATGTAGAGTATTTTCTACGTCGTATTTTTAAATCATTTAAAGTTCCATTTTCAAGATTTAAAGAAGCAGAAGGCACATTACAACGTAAAGATACTATTACATATGAAGAATATAGTTTTTGTAGATTTATAATGCGTCATCAAAAAATGATAGCTTCGGCATTTAAACGCACATATATCACACATTTAAAATTAAGAAAAATATGGGAAGAATATGGTTTAACTGAAAACTTTATTAAAGTTACATTTACTCCTCCTGGTTTATTTGAATTATATCAAATGCAGGCTTTAAATTCTGTAAAATTTGGAATTTATAAAGAAATGGTTGAAAATGATGAAAGCTTTAGTAAAAATTTAGCAATGAAGAAAATCTTAGGATATACCGATAAAGATATAGATGAAAATGCTAAAGAAAGACGTAAAGAGAAATTATTTGAAGCTGTAACTGAATTCTTTGTAGATAAACTTAAAGCAGAAGGTCCTTCAAATTATCCAAGTCCTATTCCATATAAAGGTGAGATTATCCGCGGCAAAAATAAAGATTCTTCAGAAGGTGGTGGGGATAGTGGTGGTATGGATGATATGGGAAGTGGTATGGGTGATTTAGGCGGTAGTAGTGGCGGAGGCGGCGGTGGTAGCGGTCCTTTATCAGAACCTGATATTTCTTCAGAACCAAATGCATCACCTGAATCCCCTGAAACAGCTGCACCTGAAAAACCACCAGCATCAACATCTTTTGGTAAAGACTTTGCAGGAAAAGTTGCATCAGCATTACCAAAATAAAATAAAATATATAAATTAATAAAAGGATATAGGTAAAACTATATCCTTTTTCATTTTTTTAATAAATAAAATAAAAATAATTAATTTATATGAAAATTTTTGAAGATTTCATGCGTAAAGAATGGATTAATCGCGATAAAAAAAATAATCCTGGCCCTGATACTAGATTTAATAGTGTACAGTCTATTACTAGAGAATCCCCTGATTTAGAAAAAATTGTTAATATTATATTAATGTTACGTTTTATAAAAGATGGCGGCGTATATCAACGTAGAAGAGTAAAAGAATTACAATATTTTTTAATTGGTGGTATTGAGAAAAAAGAAGTTAATATTGGACAGATAGCTTCACATAGTACATCATATTTAGATGCTGTTAATATATTAATAGATAATGCCGCTATTAAAAGAGTAATGGTTTTACATCAAGATAAAGCCGGCAAAAATAATAAAATAATCTTTTATAAATATTTAAAAGATTTAAACATTGAAGAAGCTATATCATATTTAGAGAATAAAGGTAATAGATCCGTTAGAAGTGATACTCTTGATAGATATAATAAAGCAAAAGAAACATTAAATGATCCCGCATCATATGATGCTTTATATGCAGATGCTTTAACCCATTATAATATTGAATTTGGTAAACTTTTTGCTAAAACTTCTGGTCTAAATGATTTTGATCAAGATAAAAAAATTATAGCAGAAAAATTAGCAGACTTTATTAAGAGCAAAGGCCAATTAGGTGTTAAGCGTATAGAGCTAACAAAATATTTAATTAATAATATTTTACCAAAAGAAGAAGCTTCAAAATGGGATATAAAAAATAGAGAATTAACTGCTAAATATGATAGATATTTAGTAGAAAAATTAGGTATTTTAAGAATTGGTTCGCGTTTTATTTCTAAAGAATTTTTACCTGATAATGCCGATCAGATTTCTCAAACATCCATAGATTCTACTGATTCAGGTTCAAATATTGATAAAATAGATGATTTATCACCGATAGTAGAACCAGCTTCAAGCAAAGACGATGAAGATGACCTTATAGAAGATAGTGTACAAGAATCATATATCAATAAACAAAAGAGAAAACTTTTAGAATCTTATTCAAATATTTTGGGTGAAGGCAAAAGCAGAGATTCATTACCGACACAAAAAGAGGTTGAACAATATTTAGCTAAATTTTATCCAAAAGCTGGAGAAAATAAACTATTTCATGATAATTGGGGATTATATAGTAAAACACCTGAGGCAGAAGTTAATAAAATTTTATTATGTACAACAGCAACACGTGAAGTTGTAGATAAATTTAAAACTGAACAATTTGATTTATTAATATCACATCATGACAATATTGCAAGAGTTCCACAAATTATATTTCATAGTATAATGGATGAAGCAGAAGCGGGCCATAACGTATATTTCGCAAAAAGAATGGGATTGAATAATTATAAAAAAGGTGAAGTATCGGTTTCCGGTGAACTTTATAAAGGCTTAACTCTTAAAGAATTCTTAGCATATTTAAATAAACACGGTTTTCAAGTAAGAGGTGTTGTCCATAAAAATTCTAAAGTTTCATCGGATAATGAGTTAATTCAATCCGTTGTTTATACCGCGGGTTTGGGTGGAATGCTTATAAATGATGGTGCTTTAGAAGGTATGAGATGGGAAAATAATCCTTTATTTGATTTTAGAAATCTTGAAGCAGACGTATATGTTACAGGTGAACTTATTACTAAACGAGATTTAGAAAATAATAAATTCAAATATATTATTGAATTATCACATACAACATCTGAAAAACCATTATTTAAACGGATACATAATCAATTAAAAAATAAATGGCCGAGATTAACAATTGAAATAACTGATAATGAAATTGATTATTTTGGAAGAGATCGTTCTAATGCATATGATGATGAAATAGATTATGATAAAGATCCAGAATAACTAATTTTAGAAATTTGATAAATAAAATAAAAACGAGAATATATTATGGCAAAATATTTAAAATTAATTGTAGAAGATGATTTTTACGATTATAAGACAATAATAACAGAGAGTAAAGAAACTGGCGCTAAGAAAGTTAGACTAGTTGGTCCTTTCGTTGTTGCAGATAAAGAAAATAATAATAAACGTAAATATATTTTTGATGAATTACGTCCTGAGGTTGATGGTTTTATCAATAATTTCGTTTCTAAAGGTAGAGCAACCGGCGAATTAGAACATCCAACCTATGCAAAAATTTGTCCAGAAAGAGCTGCACATAAAATTGAAAAATTAGAATTAGATGAAGCTAATAAAATATGGATAGGCACAGCTGTAGTAATGGCAACTGATGTTCAGCATGGTATTAAAGGAACACCACAGGGTGATATTTTAGTATCGCATATACAATATGGCGTTCCTGTTGGTTTCTCTACTCGTGGTGTTGGTGTTATCGAAGACGGCATTGTAAAAAATTATAAAATTTCTACAGTTGACTGCGTTACTAATCCTTCTATAGGTATTTTTTCAGAAGGTATATTAGAAAGCAAAGATTTTATGATAGACACCCATGGTGTAATAGTAGAATGTGCATATAATGAATTAGAACGCTCATTGGCTAAATTACCACAAAAAGATAGAGTTTTACATATTGAAACAGCATTAAAACGCTTTATGAGTGAATTGTAACAAATAATTTTACAAATAATTTTATAAAAGTTAAATTTTTATTTTAAAAATAATAAATAAAATAAAAGATATAAATCTAAAAACATTTAAGGCATTGAATATTATGACAGAAAAACAAGAAAAAGCTAATCTTAAAAGGATAATAGAAAGTACTGTTTATGGTTATGGTGTTAAAGCTGATACCGATAAGTTATTAAAAGAAGCCATGAATCAAAAGATATTTAACCGTTTTAAAAGTGTTTTAACTAAGGAGTCTAAATAATTATGACTGTAGAAGAACTTATTGAATCTATTGATGTAGATCAAAATCTTGACGCTGATAAAAAAGCCGAATTAGCAGAATCTGTTAATCGTTCTTTAAAAGAAAAAATTGATGAGTCATATCGTAAAGGTTTTAAAAAAGGTAAAGAAGATGTTTTAACTGAAACCGTTACACAAATCAAAGAAGCTAAAGAAAAAGCATTTAAAGATGGTGTTGAACAAACTTTAACAGAGATGGAACAATCTATTAAAGAAGCAGAAAAACTAGCACATGATTCCGGTATTAAAACGGCATTAGACGCTGCAGAAGGTGAAGCATCTTCTTATGATAAAGAAGTTAAAGCTGCTTTATTAGAGTTTTCTGAAGTTTTAGATAGATATTTAGAATTAACTGTTCAAAAGAGTGAACTTGATACAACAGAAAAAGTTACTGATCAAATGACAGAAGCTTTGAATGATTTCTTAGAAGAAAAAGTACAAGATTTAATTCCTGAATCATTAATAATTGATTATGATAGAGCACAGAGATTAGAAAAAGTATTTAATACATTTAAAAATGCATTAGTTTTAGAAGAATCAGATGTTCAGAATAAAATTAAAGAATTAAATGAATCAGCATTAAGAGATGTAGAAAGAGCTAAAACAACATTGATTGCAGAATCTGAAAGAAGAATTGCTGCAGAACAGAAATTAGCAAAAACCAATGCGACATTGCTCTTAGTTGAGAAATTAGAAGGTTTACCTTCTTATGAAAGAGGAATTTTAAAGAAAAAATTTGCAGGTGCATCATATGAACTAATTAACGAATCATTTGACAAAGCTTATGATAATTTAAAAGGTAATTTAGATGCTAAAGCAGAAAAAAATAAAGTTGTAATTTCCGAAGCATTAGCGATGGAAGCTATAACCGAAGATGAAGAACAATTTGTGACGAAAACACAAAAAACAAATACTAAACAAGTAATAAAAGAATCTACTGTGGAACCAAAGGCTAATATAGATCCAGCAATGGCACGCTATGTTGACGTAATAGAACGTTCTACTGGAAGAAAATAAAAAGGAGATACATATGGAAGGTTTATTTGACGCGAGAGAAGCGCAAAAACTTAAAGCAAAATGGGCGCCTGTGTTAGAAGCAGGTCCGGCTATCGATAGTGAAGAAAAGAAACTTACTACTGCGATGGTTCTAGAAACAACACATAGATCATTCGTACAGCGTGGTTTAATTGTTGAAGGTGATACTGGGATGAATACCGGTCTCGCTGGCGATGGTAGTGTCGCAAATGGTGTATTGGGTGCTAATGATTTCCACTGGCCCTCAATGGTTATTCCTATGGTTCGTCGTATTTTCCCTGCTTTGATTTCACAAGAAATCGTTGGCGTGCAACCTATGACAGGTCCTATTGGATTCGCATTCGCATTCCGCGCAATGTATGGTGCTAATGGTCGTTTAGGCGTTGGTGATTATAATCCTCAAGTTCCCGCTCCATCAAACGGAGTTATTGGTACAGGCATTCCTAATGTAAGTGGTGCTGAAATTGGTTATAACAATGTCTTTACTCAATATACAGGTGCTTCAGCAGTTGCTCCATCAGACGCATATTGGGCAGCATATGCAGGCACAAGTATTGAAGACGGCGTAGGCGCAGGTTTAGGAACTGATTCAGAATATGCTAAATTGAATGATAAGTATCCTATGGCCAAATTCCAACTAATTAAACAGGGTGTTGAAGCTAAAACCCGTAAATTAGGGGCTCAATGGTCACCTGAAGTTGCCGAAGATATGATGGCAATGCATGGTATCGACGTGGAAAGTGAAATGGTTAATACAGTGACATATGAAATTGCCGCTGAAATTGATCGTCAGCTTTTAAATGAACAAGTTAAAGTGGCTATCACTGGTGCTAAAACATCAACATGGACACCTGTATCAGCAGACGGTCGTAATCAGATCGAACGTATTGGTACATTGTTAACACATTTGAATACCAAATCTAACAAGATCGCTGAAGCAACACGTAGAGGTTCTGCTAACTTCTGTATCGCATCAACAGGGGTAACATCAATCCTTCAACGTTTAGCGGCAGACGCATTCCAACCTTCTTCAAAGGGCGCAATTCCTTCATTACCTAACAGTGGTGTTGGTTCGTTAATCAAAGTTGGTTTAATCAATGGTGGCGCACAGTTGTTAATTCGTGATACGTTCGCGGGTGGTAACTATGCTCTCTTAGGTTATAAAGGTGAACATCGTGGCGATTCTGGCGTGGTATATTGCCCATATATCCCAGTGCAAATGATCAAAGCAATGAATCCTGAAACCTTAACACCTGTTCTTGGCGCTCGTACTCGTTATGGTGTGTTGAACAACGTTTGGGGCAGTGCAAACTACTTCCAATTCGTTAAGATCGACAATCTAGAGGGTGCTGGTGTAGCCAACGAATATGGCACAATTGGTCAACGCGTATTCACATTTGCTTAAGTCTAAAAGCTTAATTGCATTTTAACTAAAAAAGAACTGATAGAAATATCAGTTCTTTTTGTTTATATAAATATAAAAAATAAAAACTCTTATTTTAAAATAAGAGTTTCTTTTTGTACAATAATTGAAATATTAAGTTTTAATTTCTGCTATTTTTATATCAGTTTCGCCTATCATTGATTTTAATTTAGTATCATTAATCATTTTCATGACAGCTTCTTGTGTATATAAAATAGAACCCTTGCTTTCAGGTGTATCTTCTGAAACATTTAACTCTTTGCTTACTTTTATTTTTAAATTAGCCTTATGATCCTCAAGTTCTAATCTATTTTTATGTTTTAAAATTTCCATTTGGAATGATGAGGCAAGTTTAAGTTTTTCTTTATATAATTCTATATAATCTGAAATAGTTATACGAGTAGCTTCAATCATTTTAGCGGTAGCTGCAATAATATCACCATCTATAAATTGTGTAGTATCTATAAAATCATATAATTTTTTAATTATATTTTTACTGGTTGAAATTAGAGCGGTTATTTCTTTTAATGACTCATCTATTTCTAAAACTTTAGCGTCTGCTACCATTAAATCTGTTTTTGTTTTAATAGATAATGATGTAGTCTCTGATAATGCTTTATCTAATTCATTTTTACGTTCTTTTAACTCTGAGTCTATATCTTTTATGGTATTATTGGCTTGGTTTAGAATTTCATCTATATCTTTTTGATTAAATAAATCATTTATATCGCGTATACCGTTTTTACCTATACCTATTTTTTCATCTAATCTCTTTTTATTTTCAGTACTCATATTTACTATTTACTTTAATTTTATTTATCTTTTCTTAATAAATAAAATAAAAGCTTTTATTTATTAGGATTTTCATATGATTTTTACTATAGATTCAACAACTTACGCAATAACTGGAACAAAAGGTGATAGTGGTGCATTTATATTTAAATTTAATAGAAATATGGATGGCGCAACTGCTTGTTTCATTGTTAAAGAAACAATAACAACCGCTGATGAAGATGCATATATTGAAAAGTCTTTTGAGTTTCCTGCATCAAGCGCTACGTCTGGAACAAACGACACATTTAATGTAAATTTATTTCCATGTGATACGATAGATATTCCAATAGTTACCGAACAAGATCCACCAAAATATGATGATTTTGTTTGGGGTTTACGTGTATATAAAGGAACAACATATGCGGAAACGGTAATACCAAAATCTGGTGGAACATATCCTAAATTTAGAATGTATTATAATATTTCTGAATGCGGACATTAAATATGAGCGATGATTTAAATATATTAATAGATCCAGAATTAGTAGAAGTTGTTTTAGCAGAAAATAATACAGTCCCATTAGATGTATGTGTTTCTGAATTTTTAAATTATACAACTGAATTATTTGTAAATCAATCAATTTCTGCACATAACCTATCTAATTTATCGCATCAAGATATACGAGATTTAATTGCTAGAGATAATAATATTTTATCCGCATATGCAGCATTAACCGGTGCAATTTTTACAGGTAATATTTTTGCATTAAATCTAACTGGTACAAATACAGGTGATCAAGATCTTTCACCATTTGCATTATCTTCTGATTTAAATAATCTTTCAAACAGTCTATCGGCATATTCTACTTTATCTGGTTCTACTTTTTATGGTGACATATTTGCTACTAATTTAACGGGAACAAATACAGGTGATCAAGATCTTTCTTCATTTGCATTATCTTCTGATTTAAATAATCTTTCAAACAGTCTATCGGCTTATGCCTTACAAACCTTTGTAACTAGTTCTATATCAGAACATAATATTTCTAATATTGCACATAATGATATTAGAGAATTAATTACTGAATTAAGTGGAAATGATACATATACTGTAACAATATCGGCTCCAATTGTTTTAGATGTAAGTAAACAATATGCGTTTAGGCCCACATCCACAAATTCTATAAAAAATGGAATTTTTGAAGAAGTAAAAACACCAAACCCATTACAAATCAGAGATTTAATAACTGGTATATTATTTAATATGAATGTGGAAGATGGTGTAATCGTACTTAGAGATACATCTCTAATATTATACGAGGGTGGTATTTCTAATACTATATATGTAGAAGAAACTATTGATGGTGGTAATAGTGGTACTTTAATTTATGATATAATAATAGATGCTGGTAATTCACAGGGAATATTAATAATATTAAATAATGAAACTATATATGGAAGCGATTCTATTGGTGATTATTCTGATATTATTAACGGTGGTGATTCTTCTAATAATTTTGATAATATAATAGAAGGTGGGAATTCTAACTAATACTTAATAAATAAATTAAATAGATTTTATAAGGGAACATATGGCAACAAAAATTAAACTAAGAGGCGATACTGCGGCAAATTGGGCAGCTAATAATCCATTACTAGAAGAACGTGAAATGGGTATTGAAACAAATACTAATAATTTTAAGTTCGGTAACGGTACTGATAGATGGAATTCATTAGAATATGTTATACTTTCAGCCGATCCTGGTGTAACAAATTATAATGATCTTTCAAATAAGCCTATGATAAATAGTGTAACTTTAACAGGAAATAAAACTACTGCCGATTTGGGTATAACAGAAGGTACTACTAATTATAATAATCTTTCTAACATGCCACAAATAAATGGGTATACATTATGTGGAAATAAAACTACTGCTGAATTAGGAATAGTTGCTGCGAATGTTACAGCTTATGAATCTGGTAATGATTTAATTTTAACACTTGGTTATGGTGCCACTAATCCATTATGTAATAGTATGGCTATTGGAATAAATGCAAATATGGGTAGTATTGGCGGTATAACTATTGGAAATTGTTCAACTGTTGATGGCAACTCTAACAACTCATTAGTTATTGGTAGTTCCGCTTCAGTATTACTAGCATATCCATCTATTGCAATAGGATATGGTGCAAGGGTACAGGGATGTGCAGCAGATTCATGTTATTCTGGTGGTATTGCTATAGGTTATGAGTCAAAAATAGAAGACGCTTCTACTTCAAACATTGCTATAGGATATTGTTCAAGTATTACAGGAAGAAGTTATAGTAATATTGCTATTGGCGATAATGTCGCAATTCTTAATAATGTATATACGTCTGTTGCTATAGGTTATCAGGCATTAGTTCAATGTAATTCTGGTGGAAACGTTATTATTGGAGCCAGCGCAACTAATTGCGCATATGCTAATAATACTATTGCAATAGGATCATACGCCAATGCGTGGTATGACTCTTCTATCGCTATCGGTGCATGTTCATATGCAACAGCATGTAACTCTATAGCTATAGGTACAGGTTCTAATAATTCTTCTCCTAATTCTATTGCTATATTAGGTAATGCATGTTTTGCTGATGGTTTTTCAGTATGGGGATGTGAGATTTTTAGATTATGTTTGGGCGTAGTACAAATAAATAATACTATATTAAATAACACTTTTTAATTTTTTCTAGTATAATTAATATATGAAATTAACTTTTTTATATTTTTCTTATAGTGAAGATGAAGAATTAATAAAATATTCTATTCTTTCTAATAAATTATTAGCGCCTGAAGCTAAAATAATAGTAGCAGACGATTGTTTTAATGCATGTTCTGAAGATTTTTCAAATTGGTGTAAAAAAATAGACATAGAATATTTACAAACATCATGGCCCAGATATGGTAATCTTAGAGGTCCCGAACATTTAAAGGGTTATACTGAATTACTTAAAAATATATCTAAAGATTGTGATATAATTATTAAAATTGATTGTGATGCTATATTATTACGATATGATTGGTTACATAAATTTAATGCTGATACTAGAGCAACTATAACTGGCGCCTTTAAAATACAATCACCATATGTTATGGGAAATTGTTATGCTATAAAATCTTCTGTATGTGAATATTTATATGAAGATGCTAAAAATTACCCGGCATGGCATGACTGTTTTGAGGATTATGAAATAGGTATAAGATTAGCACGTCAAGCTAAAAATGATCCAACTTTTGCATTACGTTATCCATCTGATAAAAGATATGGATTTTGGTTATGTGCTCCTCAAGAAATTAATATAGATGAAGTAATGAATAGTGCAAGAGCTGTTTCATGTGGTTTTATTTATAATGGACTTTTACCACAAGATAAAATTAAACATAAACAACTTCAAATAGAAGTAATGTCTAAAATATATGAAAAAGTTAAAGAATATAAAATAAAACCGTTTTTAGATGGTTTAAATAAAGATATACCTAAAACAACAGATGATAATAAATAAAATAAACAAAAGAAATAAAGGAAATTATTATGGCAATACCTGTACAAAACCCAATAAATGTAGTATCAACTGAATTAAATCTTAATAGCTTTTGGCTATCAAATTTAAATATAACAGCATTTGATCCAAATAAACCAATTAGATTGGTAGCAACCGTGGAGAAGGTTCAAGATAATGGTGATGGCACATTTACAAAAGCTCCATTAAATATACCAAAAACTAGAGGAAGTATTTGTATAAATGATTTAGATAAAAGTATGAGCACTGATGCTAAAACAATATCATTTAAAAGTCCAGTTACCGGGCAAGATTTAATATTATATACAGCTGATATTATTAAAGCAGTAACATTAAAAGTTCAACAGCTTGCTGAAGATTCTAATGTTCTTTAAAATATAACATTAGATATTTAAAATAAAATGTCAAATTCTGAAAGACTTGATTATATAAAATTTGCTACACATAATTTTGTAAC